GCTGCCATACATGTTAAGTGCCTTTAACTATGCCGCACGGCTTAAATTACAAGCCGTTTGCTACTGCTAAATTGCCATGCTAAGTTTATTTATACAGCCGTTGCATGCAAATTAAAAGCGTTTGGGCTGCTATAACCATTACTGGTTTACGGTGGCAGCGTGGTAAGTTATTAAAATGCTGCCAAAGTTGGTTTTACACGTATAGGGTTATTTTTAGCACTACTAAGTGCCATTTTACCCGTTTGTTTTACCAAATAAGCGGTAAGTGCCTATACCTTGGCTTTGCAACCACACACAGCAGCCCCACGTGGCTAACTGGGCTGTGTGCTAAGCAATACAGCAAGCCAACTACTGCCTAAACAACGCAACAAACAAATGTGCTATTATTTAGCGTGCAATGGGCTGCCATACGCAACAATATTTTACTGGGTTTTTACCATATTTTTACCGTGTTATTACCATGCTTGTTTATACTTAATTTTATTATGGGTGTAGGCTATTTAAATATACCCTACTATATAAATAACTATGCTGGTGTGTGCTGTGGGCTAAGTGGTGGCAGCAAAATTTGTGGAAAATATGGCTGTGGGGGGTAGTGGGCAATATGGTTTTTTGGCTTAAACGCTGCTGGTGGGCTGTGGGCTTGGAAAACTTAGCAAATATTTGGGTTTTTGGCAATTATTTGTAATAAATGGTTCAAACGCACTTAATGTTAGTGTGTGCAGCATGTAGGGCTGGAAAACATGGCACAAGTGCCTAATAATATGTATTGCTGTGGGTTGTTGTGGGCTACTTAGTGTTTTTATGCCACTGTGCTGCTTGTAGGGCTGGAAATGTTAGCAAATAGTTGCTTAGTTATAGCCGTATACAGTAATAAATAGGCTATTATTAATTTTGCTACGTTTGAGCCGCTTGTGGCTGTTGGTGGGCAAGCAAATGTGTTTTTGGTGCTGTATAAATAGTAATTTGGGTTGTAGGTAGGGGTTGGGTTTTTTGGGCTATAAAATGGCTTGCAAATAGGGTTTTTGTGCGTGTTTGGGGTGTGTTTTTGGGGTTTGTGGGCTACTAAGTTAATAATTTAGTTGTGTTTTAGTGCTGTTGTGTGTGCTGTGTGTGTTTGTATGGCACAACAGTGGCTAATAATTATGTTATTTTGCATGTATTTGGTTGGTGCGTGCAGTAGCACACTGTTGTGCGTGTTTGGTTGGGGTGCATTTGGGCTGTTTGGTGGCTTGTTTGGTAGCACTATGGTAGGTAATAAATTAGTAGTAATTAGTAGTAAGTTGGTGTGGCTTGTGGGCTAATTTGGGTTGTAAATTGGTAGTATAGTTGTTATTTTGCACGCAATTGCTAATTAATAGTATTATATTAATAGGCAGATAGTTAGTGGGTTGCTGTTGGTGGGCTATTTGGTGGCTTATACGTATGTATAGGCTAATATAGGGCACTTTAGTGCCATGTTGGTGGTGGCTTGCAGCCAGCCATGTAGGTATATAATGTAATAACCAAGCCAACGGCTTGCGTAAGCATATACAATACTAATTAATAGGCAATTAGATTGCTAATAGGCTGCTAATAGGCAATTTAGTAGTATTAATGTATAAGTATATATAAATGGAAATATATTTAATGCCCTATAACAAGCCATAGGGCTTGTAGCAATTAATACCCGTGCCCCCCTATATATATATAATATAGGGCAATTTAGGTATTAATTAGTATGGCTGCTGTGGGCTGTTGTAGGGCACGTAATATTACTAAGTATATACCCACTATATACCTACTGGGCACGTGGTTAAAGTTTAAGCGTGTGGCACGCAAATTTGTAATGGAAAATAGGTTTAAATAGTAATAGTGGCTTAGGTTTATTAATATCGCACACACACGCTGTGTTTACCAGTTGGGCAAATTGGTGCGTGGTTGGGCTGGTTATGGCACACTATGTAATGCAACGTAATAGCCAACACACCACACACTACATACAACGTGGTTGCGTAAAATATACCATGTATTAGGCACAGTGCCACGTGCCACAACGACATCACCCAAGTGTAAAACTATGCAACATACAGCCAAACCCAACAAGCACCACGTGGAAAAAAGCCAGTGCAGCAAGACTATAAGGGGAGGGGGGGGTTGCGTCGTGTCGTCCGAGGATCTCAGATCAAGATCTCAAAAAATCACTAACGGGAGTGCCTTTCGCTACAAATCTCTATGCAAGTTAATTAGGTCCTTAACTGAGTCGCAAGAGTATGCCTTTATCACTGATTACCGTAAACTTGTCGACACACTTATTGATTTCGTAAACGAATTAGACCATTCCCCAAATGACCCAAAAACACGCAATTACAACCATAAACAATTCACCTCTGAAACCGTTGCACGACGTCGCCAAGAAGCCACCGATCAATTAGCAGCCTACCATCTTGCCAAAGCCAAAGAGAGAGAAGACCCAAAAATTTTTACAGACAATCTATAACGTTTACGTAAACGAAATATAACATATACGTAAATGAAATAGACTGCTTCGCAGCCTAAAAATCTCAAAAAATCTCAAAAAAAAATCCAACATTAACTGGTTTGAAACCTCCTATGACCATTAAACATAAGCCGATCCTTAACAAATGTAAAATTTGCAACTCGATCCATACTCCCCAAGTCAATGATATGCTTGAGAAGAACGTGCCTCAAACAGTAGTAGTCGCCTATTTAAAGGATAAAGGACTCATACTCTCTGCTATGAGTGTGTCTCGACACCTTCATAACTGTTTACTGAAAGACGGTAAAAAGCAACGGCAAGTGCAAAAAGGTGGCATACGAAATGCCCAAGCACAAGCCAAGCATAATACTAAAAAAGGAAAGGATGTCAAACTTCGAAGTAATCAAAAGAATATGAACAGAACTGACACCAATCATGCCAGAGACACCAACGGAGCACGGAAACGACGAGCCTATATAGCAGAACTGGAGAAATTGGAGAAGGATGTTGACGTCGTAAATGAATATGTATTTATCCTAAAAGCGTCGAAAGAGCGTGTTGCACGTGGTTTAGTGGAGGAGGATACAGCAAACTTAGTTCTCGCTACAACTGGGAAAGCCCTATCAGATTACGGTGCTCTCCTACAAAAATTTAATGAAATCACACAAGGTATGGAATCACTTCAATCTCTCCGTTTTGCAGAACTCATACAAATGGTTGGTAATATGTTTGCCAAAACTCCGATTACCGACCGTTCTCGGAACGAATTGCTTAATGTAGTTGATCAATACATAACAAATACTAAGATGACCGAAGAAATGGAAGAAATTAGCCTTATACCATCAGAAATTAGAAAATCGAAACTTAATAAAAAACCAAGTGTATTATTATGAGCGAAGTAAAATGGATCACACAAGAAGAACTTAAAAAAGAATCAGATAAAAAACCAATGAGTCAAGCAGAGTTTGAACAAGAATATATGCTGAATGTTTGCACTCCACAATGTCCTAAGTGTGAAACGTATAACTCACACTGTTTTGGACAAGATAATGGTAAATGGTTATATAGATGTAGAAAATGTAAAATTACCTTTAAAGTTGATGAAAATGGACAAACCAACACTAACAAAAAAGCAAATTAAAGAAGGCTTTCATATCTGGACTGAATTTGAACATCAAGACAAGCCAACAAAGATGATAAACGGAAAACGTGTTAGACCTCCGTTAGTAATAGGATTTAAACACTGGAAAAAATGTCCATGCGGACGAGATATTAGACTAAAGTGATTGAAAATGGTGCGATCTTGTGAGATATGTAATACTTTTTCTTTTTCATATAAAGACACTTTATTTGGAATAGATATCAAGATTTGTTTTGATTGTGTTCAAGGGCTTGAAAGATTACGTAAAAAGGCTAAGGATAAGAAACTTAAATTACAACAACCAAATTTCAAACATTTTGAAAAGAAGATGTCGCTAAGCCAAGCCCAAATGGATAAAGTGAATAAAGAACTGCATGATGTGACAATTATCTCTGATGAAACACTAAGGATGAGATTTAATATATGAGTATTAGATTAGCACGTTGTGAAGAGTGTAAGGTATGCTCTATTAACTTTTCGCTTCCATGTATACCATTTTGGGACATTTCTATTATTTGGGCAAATATATTAGAGGCAATGCAAATACAGCAAGAAGGATGAACGTTATGCCAAAAAGTAAGACTAAAAGCAAGATTAAAGAATGGGACGCTGGATACTTAGAAGAATGTATTGCAAGCAACGATAAGCGTGCTCTCTTAATTTTCCTAATGCAATCTATCGATACAACTGTTCTCCGCTTAAATAAGTTTAAAGGATGTATAGAATTGTATCCAAATGTTCCAGACTTAGAAGATCAATTAGATGAGGAAGAGTAATGGCAGCCGTTAATGATGCTATCCAACGTGCGTTTGATGAATACCAGACCAATACGATTCAAACCAAGTTGCTTAGTGAGGCTGGCATTTCAAGCCCATCCGACCCTATGTTCTTTCGAATTCTTAAAGCATCGCTTGATTTTAGTTATCATGCAGAACTATTCTTCCCAGACCCATCTGACCCCAACAAGCCATTACGTTTGGAACCTTGGCAGAAAGGTGAATTAAAGTATGCTCAATGGGGAGACGGGTTATACGATAAGGCTGGTGGTGCTATTCGCAAGCCGATTGCTATTAATTCGCCTCGTGGTTTTGGAAAGTCTGTATTCTCATCCATAACTGCTGATGAATTTGCTATACATTTTCCGTTTACTTTAATTGCCCTTTTTTCTACTTCTCAAGACCAAGCAAACGACCTTATGGCGAAGGTTAAGTGGTTTATTAAAAACTCAATATATGCCTTTATGATCAATAAAAAGATGGATTCTAAGACACAAGTCGGCTTGATAAATGGCTCTGTGATTAAGGCATTTCCACAATCAGAAGTGACCATTCGTGGATTTCACCCACATATTAAAATAGTTGACGAAAAATCCCGTATAAAACGAGAGATACTTGAATCAGCCATACGTCCTATGGGTCGTAAGGTTTGCTGGCTTGAAATTGGTATTTCAACACCGTTTGGTATGGCTAACAACCATTATGAAGATTGTATGAATCCAGACGTGTTTCATGTAAAACTCCTAAAACCTACTGATGTATCGTGGGTTGATGAAGAGAAACTTGCAAGAGAAGTTAAAATGATGGGAGATCGTATTGCTAAGCAAGAATTGTATGCAGAGTTCGTTGAGGACGCAAGTTCTGTGTATAAGCCGAGTTGGATAGAACTCATGCTTAATCTTAAACTTGAACCACAATTGAAAGGTGTAGCAGCACGATCATACATTATGGGTGTAGATTTTGGCAAACATCGTGATTATACAGCGATTACTATACTTCATGTAGAACGAAATGGAATGATAGTTATCGATTGGATGGAACGGTTTTTAGGCTTAGATTACAAGTTAGCAATAGAAAGAATACTACATTTAACCAACATCTTTAATATCAAATTAATTGTGCCAGATGGAAACAGTATTGGTATAGCAATTTTGGAAGAACTTGCAAGACATGTGAAAGTGCCACTATACCAGACTAAGTTAAAGAAAAAGGATAAGAAAGGTAGAGAAATGTATAGGCTTGGATTTCTCTTTAGTAATACAAGCAAGTTAAACATAGTGGATGAGTTAGTAGTAAAAATGATGAATTCTCGTATTAAATGCCCACATCACCATAATACAACAGATCCTCAAAACGATCGATTTATTTTCAAAGTGCTCGAAAACGAAATGATACAATTCACGTTTACTCGCACACCATCTGGTAATATCGTGTTTGGACACCCAGAAGATAACAAATCGCACGATGACACACTTATTTCACTGATGTTGGCTGTTTGGGGAATTAGATATGCTCAAGCAATGGACGCAACAATTAGCGGTGTGCCAACGATGAGACTGGCTAAGAGTGACCGTTTAGCCTCTCGCACGTTTGGTGTTGAGAGAAGTGCTTTGTTTCAACGTGGTTGATACAAAGTATTAAATGTTTCAAGTTCTTATATTTATTAAACATGTCCAAATCAAAAATATTGAATCTTCTCGATGATAAAATGAAATTTGACGTTGGAGATACAGTTATCTTCCGAGATGGTGCTGGGATAATGCGTGTTGGTTTTATATTACGTTTTGCCGTTGTTTCATGCAAAACAACATCACTTATTGTCACAATCGAATATGAAATCAAAAGTCTACTTGAAGAATATATGGTAGATGTAAAAGACGTTTACCCTCACAATAAAAAAGACGCAGATTTAATTAAGGACTACAACAATCGTTGGTATCATGGAGTTTAATTAAAAAATGGTAAAAACAGCAAAAAGATTACGTAAAGTTGATTTTGTTGGTATGATCAACAACATCAGTAATTTAATTGTAGGAACGACAACTCTCTACAATTTACATAGGGCTAAGAACAGAATCGACTTTTTACGTATTGGAGTATCAGTGGAAGACAAAGAAGGTTTAGAAATGTTAAAAGCATTAGACCTTCTTGTTTCAAAGAAAGTAAGCAACGTGAAATTGCGTGATAGTTGGCACGAGTTTAAGGACGAAAACGAGGAACGCTTTTTTGACCAAACGGTAGGCGAATTAGAAAAAGAAATAAAGAGGTTAAAACAAAAATGAACGATAAAGTGATATTTAGAATACTCGACCGTATAGCAGTTTCTATGGATACGGTTGCAAAAGCGATGATTAGTATTGATGACCGTTTTAAAATAATTATTGGTATGGATCAAGCAAATACTATGCAAGATCCTGACATATCTCGATGTGATGAATTTGATCCAGACGAATTGAACCTTCTTGTTAATGGACTTCAAGTTCTCAACGTTGGAGTCACAGACCAACTGAATTTAATGTCTCCGTCACGAATGGCTGGAACATTATCAGCCGATGATATGGAATTATTCGAAACTATGGTTAAGCGAAACGCTGACCTTTGCGTTCTTACAAACGAGATTGCAATTGTTATTCAGAAAAAGGCTGGATTATAAAGTGATTAAACCAACAGAAAAAGACATAGGCAGAATGGTAGTTTATCGCCAACCATACATGAAAACTACTGAAAATTGGGAATTTGGTATAATTACAAGTTTTAACGAGCATTTTGTTCATGTTCGATATGGAACGGAAACTGGTTCGAAATCAACAAAACATAGTGATCTAACATGGCTCGACGAAATTAAGATGTTAGATATTGGACAGAACCGCTACATCTTCCCGACAAACGTCACAAAAGAACATATCGAAGGATTTGTGTTTGATGCTTACAACAAACATATTAGCATTAAAAAACGAAAAATTCTTAGAAATAGAGTATTTAACGAAGTAAGCAACGAGGAACTTGCTACAATAAAAGAAACGTTTGGTATCGGTTATAACTTCATTCAAGCTGCTCTAACCATGTTTATACTTGGTTAAAATCCATGTTTTACACCATACATTTTTTTCGTTTACGTAAACGTTATATTTCATTTACGTAAACGTTTTTTTTTCTTTCTTTTCTATTAAAAATTTACATATATTTTAAGTTGGTTATATTAGTATATTAAAATAGAAAACTTACTTAGGTTTGAATCATGGCTAAAAAAAAGGTAGTTGGTAAAGAAAAAATACAGCAAAATACATCGATAGTTGCAAGTCCAGCGTTTATTCAAGGAATTCCAGCTTCAAAAAAGCCAATACAAGGTGATGATGTAGAGAAACAAAGCAAGTGGGATGAATACTTAGAAGATCCAGAGATCTTAAAATTAATGTATATTATGATTAATCGCTCAAAACAAAATAAGCGATGGTTATACAATAATGATAACGCTTTAAAAGCGTCTGGTTATATGCTTGCAAATGCCGTAATAGGTGCAACTGGTTTAGAAACAAAAACAAATCGAGATGATGTAAGAGAAGCACTTAGTGCGTATTTTAAGGCAATTAATACTAATAAAATTATTCAAATTTCAGTGAAAGATCAAATTTGTTTTGCAGATTCTTTGTTCTGGAAAGAGTATGACTTTGAGAAAGGGCTTATTATTCCACGTTGGATTGATTATCTTACTGTTCGACGTATTAAAAACAAATATACTGGTGATGTTAAGTGGATCCAAGCAACATACTTAGATTCACGTATGCCTAAAAAAGATGGTAAAGAATGGGAAAAATATGAACCTTATCTTGACTACTTTAACAATCTCAGTTCAGAAGACGACAATCCAATGCGAGACAAGTTAGTTAAAGCACATATTATGGAAGATGAAGCATTAAATTTTAACTACTTTCCTTCTCCGCTAATAGATTCTATTGTTGAAGTTGTTTTATGGAAAAAGTGGATGCAATACGATGCTAAGTTAGGTGGGCAGAAATATGCTACTCCGTTAATGGATGTAGAAGTGACACGACCAGAAAGCGAAGATTTAAGCAGCGAAGAGTCTGCAGCACTTATGGCAAAGATTGCTGAAGATTTGAGTAGAATGATGAATTTTGGTGTTTTGGCACATGGAGATGCAATTAAATTGCAATCAATAAGTCAACAAGGGCAAGTCTTTAATTATGTGCAATATCTTGAATATGCTGACAAGCAAATCCATAAAGGAGTAATGGTATCTGCAAACTTGCTGGAAGCAAGTGGTTCTGAACTTGCAACAAGCAGAACAGTGAAAGATATGTTTAATATTGTTATTACTGCACTTCGCAAGCGTTATATTAATACATTTACTGATTTAGCCTTAGAATACTTGTATTTTATTGGTATGGATGTAGATGAAACAGAATTTCAGTTAATCTTTAGTGAAGACGATGCACAACAACAAATGACTCAAAATGAAGAATTTAATGCAGTTATGCAGTTATTTGACAGAGGAGTTTTACGAGATGAAAATGAAGTGCGTAAATATGTGGCTAAATTTGGAATGGACTTAGATCAATTAAGTGAAGAGGAAATTGGATTAAAGGCAGAAGAAGAACTTCAACAAATGCTGCTTGAACAAGAGTTAGAAATAGAGCAAATTCAAGAACAAGGCAAAATAAAGGCAGAACAACAATCTCAAGCAGCGTCTCAAACTAAAACTAAAACTGGTGATAAAAAATAAGCAAAAAATGGATTCCTCCAACAACTCGTAAAAAAGTAATGACTACTCCAATTGAAGCACGTAAATTAGATATGGAGTATAAGAATAACTTAAAGATTATTAAAGAGATCTTAGTTAAGTGTGAAAGTAAAGAAGAAGCAATGAAGAATCCAGTTTATATGCAACTTAAACGAATTAACAAGACTAAGTTAGACAGATACTTTGAATTGGTTGAACAATTTCAGATAGAACATGGTTTTGGTAAATTTGGCGACCCAGAAAGTAAGCACTTTGTTGGTAAAAAGAAGAAAAAGAAAAAGTAGATGATAAATTTTGAAAAAGTCAACATTAGAAATTATTGCAAAATATGCTATACAAGTTAAAGGACATCAGCGAACAAGTAAATCTGGTAAAATGACGACAGTAAATACGTATCAGAAAAAAGGAGACAAAAAGGTAAGGTCTGCAAATCCACGTGCATCTGTTCAAAGTGTTGTATCTCCGTCTAAAAAATCTAAAAAAACTGACAAGAAAAAGTCAAAATCTAAGAAAAAGCAAGAATCAAAAACATCAAAGACTGGTGCTGGATATATTGATGTTAAGAAGAAACTTGCCAAATCAACCAACAAATCAAAGAAAAAGGCTGGTTTTGGTGGACTTATGTCTATCAAGAACAAACAAGATGAAATCAAAAAACGTGTTGATGATCGTGTTAATGCAAATAAGGAAACTAAAAAACAATTTGATGAAATGAATAAAAAGAAATGGAAACCAAAAGATTACGGTATGGCTACTACTCCAGAAGAAGCACGTGTGCTTGATAGAGCTTACAAGAAAGGGCTTAAAGAAATTAAGGAAATCGTGCTTAAACATGGGAAAGAAGTAGCAAAAACGAGTCGTGCGTATAAAAAAATTAAAATTCTAAATAAGTGGAGAATGCAAGAATGGTTTCGGATCGTTAAGCAATTTCAAGTAAAAAACCAAGTAGGTAAATTTGGTGACCCAGACAGTCCACATTACATATCAGATCCAGAGACAATACCTAAAGAGTATGATTATCCATTTAAAAAGAAAGCAACCTCTAAGAAATCAGCAAAAAAGAAAGTAGTTATTCCTAAAAAAGTAGCAAAAGAAGCAGCTGAATATAATAAGAAAGTTGCTAAAACACCAAAAGCAATAAAGGCAAAGGCAGAACACAAGAAAGCATTACGAGATGAAAAGCGGGATGAAGTAGATAAGCGGATAATGGCAAAAATAAAAGCACAAGAAAAGCGAGCACTTGAAAAAGCTAAAAAAGCAAAGAGAACAGATAGACAAGCATTAACAGATTTTGCTATGAGAATTTACGGAAAAAAGAAACTAACAGACAAAATGCGTGATGAGTTCTATGATGTAAGAAAGAGGTATGGTGAAGAGTTGTGGGAAGGTTATTTAGGAGATATTGAATTTAATCCAAGTGATGTATTAACAGATAGCCAAGTTCATGATGCTATTGAATCTCTTGGTGCTTATGCTGAAATGCTTGACGATAACGAAGTTCCAACAAAAAAAGGTATGGAATATATTAAAAAACATCCAAAATCTAAGTTTTCAAAGGACTTTGATCCAGAAGGAGCAACAATGAAGGCTTTTAATGCAGCAAATAAAGGGATTAAATTACGTGCTAAAGAAAAAGCAAAAAAAAAGCCAACTTCTAAGAAGCCAGCAAAGAAAGATTTAAAAATAAAAGCCGACTTTGCACAAAGAATGGAAAGTGAAGTTGCAGTAGCAAGTATGTGGGACAAACATCGTATAAAAGCAGTAATAGAACTCAAAAACGCATACAAAGATACGGACTATTCAAAATATGAAAGTGGAAGAGATGCTTGGGATAAAGAATGGAGCAAAGTAGACGGTATTATTAAAAAGTATGAAAAAATTAAAAATAAAATAGATCCAAAACAAAAAACAAAAATTACAGCACTTATAACCGAGTTCAATAAAACTCAAAGCGGACGTAATAGAGCATGGTTTAAATTTACACATGGTGGCGAGCGTGTGGCATATCATCCAGCAAGAAGTTATGCAGACCACGAATATTCTGCCAGTGCTGCTGTTGGAGATACTGAAAAACTTATGGATATGTTTAGAGGAAATATTGCTGGTAGTGCATTTGACAAAGAAATTAAAGCACTTGGTGCTCCAATTGACACAAAAGCAAACAAATACAATCAAGATGTAGTTGGGATGATAGGTAATCTTAGGAAAGATTTAGAATCTGGCAAACATACTCCAGAACAGCAGAAGTGGAGAAAATCAGTATTGAAATTTGCAGACAATGCAGTTAAAGAAAAAACAGCATCTGGAGGTTCGCTTCAAGCAAGTGGAAAAGCAATAAAACATAGAGTTGAACTGCACCTCAAACGAGAAAAAGCAAAACAACCAACAACACAAACAGAAAGAAGACAAAAATATTATAGTCTTAATAAACAATACTTAGCAACTAAGAAAAAAGCAGATGCATCAAAAAACCCAATAGAGCAAGGCAAACTCATGAATAAGGCAGCAAGATTTAAGAAGCAGTCGCAAAAATACATTAAAGATATATAGGTGATTACTTGAAACTAAGCAACAAGGCTTTTCTTATAGACAGTAAAGACATTCATAGAACTCTAAGACTAACTGTGCTATCTGAAAATAAAGCTGCAGCAGCAGTTAAAAAAATAGGAATCGAATTACTAAAGTTGGTGAAATATGTTTTTGCTAACAAAGGAGAGTTAGAAGAAGTTGTTTTGCTTAGTGCTAATTCCGTTATAGCACAAATAGACAAAGAACTCAACGGTTTAGAAAAGAAACTTGGTAGTAGCTTTATGAACATTATGAATCAAGCAATTCAACAATCGTATCAAAGTGCTGGACAAGCAGCAACACAACAAATTAGTAGAATAACACCACAACAAAGATTCACGCTAACATCAAAAGATAAACGAATGATTAAGATGCTTAAAGATACAGATTTCTCTCTTGTTAAAACACTTTCAAGCAGTCATATAGCAGAAACACGTGCAATCTTTGTTCAAGGCATGCAAGATGGTTTGAGTCAAACAGCGATGATTAGACAAGTAATGAAACGTGTGAGAAATACGGAGTATCAAGCACGACGAATTATTCGCACAGAAATTACACGAACAGCAAATATATCTGCAAGAAAACGTTATCTTGAGGCTGGTATTAAATATTGGCAATGGAATACAGCAATCGATGAACGTGTTTGTAAAGAATGTGCTCCTCTGCATGGAAAAGTAGCAAAAATAGGCGAATCATTTACAATTCGAAAAGGAAAGAGTATGACTCAGCCACCACTTCATCCATTTTGTCGATGTGGTGTATCTCCAGCATTCAATAAGCCATTCAAACCAAAGAAAGTTGCACCAAAGCCTAAAAAACCAATTACGAAGTATAAAGGATTTGTTGATAACGATTTGGCTATCGTTAAGAAAATTGTTGGTTTGATACCAGACGAAATTAAGCAAAAAGTTAAAGTTCTTAACGGAACTCATCCTATTGTTAAAGTAAAAGGGAGGCTATTTGATGATAAAGAAGTTAGAGCGATAATACCAGCAGCCACACTGACAAAATATAAGAGTGCAACTGGTTTCTATATTAGTGGCAGTATAAATAAGGTTTTTCTTTCAAGTGTAGCAACTAACAAGCAACTCATACATGAAATCGGACATGCAATCTATGACGAGTATTTCAGTTCCAATAAACGAGGAAAGTGGATTTTCATGCATCAATTGCATACTATGTCTGGAGATTTCATTACTCCACGAGCATCAGTGAATCCAGACGAACATTTTGCAGATGCATTGAGAACGTTTATACTTAACCCAGAAGTGCTCAAAACAAAATTCCCAGAATTATATGATTTTATTTTAGAAAATGTCTTTTTTGGTAAAGAGTTTTAGGATTGATAAAAAATGGATTATGTAGAAATTTACTACAACAATACAAAAATTGGCTATATTGCACAAGATAGTGAAGGACTTATATACGTCAATGCGAAAGACGACGGATACATTTCAATCTTAAAGAGTTTTTTAATTCCGTTTAGAATAGATAAAGCAAGCGTTGAAGGAGACGTTAGCATATCAGAAGATTCCGTTATATTATCATCAGATCCAGACTGGATAAATTATCTTGAGTATAACTTGCCTAAAGACTATACAACGTCTGAGTTAAAGAATACAACCAAGAAAAAGTTTGTAAACAAAGGATTTGGTTAGATTGGTGCAAGATTTAGACCTATTACAACCTCTCATAGACGGTTTAGATAATTGGGTCTTAGCATTTAAAAAGGGAATGGGTGCTTATATTGAAAAGACTATACAAGATATCTTTGTTCGTCAAGGACCACCAACAGATGACACAGACCCACTAAATCCAAGGGGTTTGAATCCTCAATGGAAACCTCTAAGCTGGATTACTGTTCAATTAAAGGGTTCAAGTGCAATTTTGTTAGATACAAGACAAATGGCTAATTTTGTGCGATGGGAAATAGAAGATAGTGAATGGGACGACCAGCAACAAATAGTTAAAATAGGATGGTTTGAAGATGCTGGAGATCGTGTGTTTATTGCAGCAATTCATGAATTTGGGCTGACTGGAACAACATTTAAAACTCCAGACGGACAAATAATGGGAGGAGAACCAATAGGACGAACAGCGACTGCACGAGCTGGTGTTCGTTCATGGTTCTATAAAACTCTTGGTTTGAAAGTGACTGGTCGTGTGATAATACCAGAAAGATCCATGCTTAGAAAGGCTGCTGATATTATTGTTCCAGACTTGGAAGATATGGCATGGGCAAGCTTTTTAAGCTTTTTGCGTGGTATAATATAATAAGGGATTGATATGGGTTGCACAAAGTGTGAAATGGTTAAAACTGTTCAAAGAGTAGCCAAAAGCAACAAGGACAAACAAACAAAGGTTGCTCTCAGTAGTCGTGTAGTATTTGAAAGAATGGATAAATTATCTAAGTTTTCCAAGCCTATCGGTGCATTAAAACAACATAGCAACGAAAAAATAACACAGAAATCGTTTGTGGTTCAAACGAAGGGGACTGGTAATTCTCTTGCGAGATATAAATACTATTTTGGAGAACAATTAAAACTCAAAATGCAACCATTTTCAAATATTATAGAATACGACAAAATTAGAGAACAGTTAAACAATATTGATGATAAATTATGGACAGCAAAGCGAGAATATGAAAGAAGTATGCTTGCAACAGATCCAGAAGAAGAATTGCTTAAGGTTAGAATTGCTGCACGAAAATCGATGTTTGTTGGAAATAGCAAGCCAGCAGTTAGTGAAGGTGTTGTATATTTAGAGAGTGCTGTAATTCAACCAAAGCAAGATAATAATGCTAAGTCTGATGGTTTGTTAGATTGTATGTTAGACTCTGTAAATGAAGCAGAAGCAAAGAGAAAGTTGCATGCTGCTATAAAACGTGAACAACCAATGCTTAGCGACGATGTTATAGAAGATCTAATTGGGGAATAAACAATGCCAAACAATCCTATATCACAAGAAACACGAGAACAGATCGAACAATTATCGAGAAAGGACTTTGCAATAAATCGAATAGCCAAATTGACAAATACGTGCAGACCAACTGTTAGAAAGTATCAACACCTTATGAACGAAGCAGATTAACATACTTTTATTATTTTTAATATCTAAGCGATCTCAGTCAAAATTTACATATATTTAGTGATAACAATATCAACTTAACTTAACCTTAAAATTGGTTGATATTTTTTATGAGTCAAACAGTAACTGAACAGATAGCTGAAGAATACATTTCTCTAAGCGTAAAAACTGAAGACGTGTATTCCCAAGGTGGAAGCTTATTCTTTGTAGCGAAAGCCTTAGTAGAAGCGTTCGTTCCAGTTGAAGTTATGGAGCAGTATGCGTGGACTGGTAAGGGGAAAGAGGCACGATGGAGACACGAATTACCAGAAGACGATGTAAACGTTCTTATAGGACACATGCACGATTGTTGGTTTGAAGACGGAGGTGTTAAAGCGTTTGTTGAAATTTGGGGATATAAAGAATCTCTAAAAGAAAAGCAAGCAAAAATAGAATCTGGAGAGTTTAGTGTTTCTCTTGGTTTTAAAAAAACATACGACGAAGCCAACGAAAATATTGTAGGAATTTACATTCGGGAGATAAGTCTTACTCCAACACCACAATGCACTTTAGAACTTGGTTGCTCTATCGAATCAATTATAGCATTAGAAGAAACAGATGAAGTTGAAAATACAATGCCAGACAACAACGAAATGATAGAATTGCTACAAAAAACTGTTATTTCTGAAAATACGACGTTAAAGGCTCTGTCTAATGAACGTCTCGAACAAATTACCACGTTGGAAGCAACGGTATCTGCTATGGAAGAACGAATCGTTTCTTCAAATTCTATCATATCAGAACAAGGTGAAAAAATAACTACTCTCGAGAAACAAGTAGACGAAGCAGAATCCAAGTTGGGACAATCTGTGACAACTGGTATTCGCAACGAGATTATCGCACTTTTAGAAATTACGGACGAAAAAGCCAAAGAAGCTGAGTTTGAAGAACTTTCACAACTTAGCATTGAACAATTAAAAAGAGAGAAAAAGCGAATCGAAAGGATCACTACACTAACACAGAAGAAGGCTAAAAAAACATTAGGACAACAGCCAATCTTTTCTTCTGATTTAGAGAATAGTGAAGAAGAAATTTCAGAGCTTGATAAGTTGACGCCAGAGCAACTTGCAGCAAAAGTAAACCCAGAATTTGCACAATATTTAAAAAAACGCAATGCTACTCCCGCTGGGTTTGACGTCAAAGATGGCAATGTGCCAATGATTGATTAGGAGAAAAGACAATGAGCATAGAAGCATATCCAAATAGGACAACCTTTATTGCAGACAAATATTATCTGAAAAATGGTGTAGCAGTTAAGACGATGGATGTTATGGCTTTAACTGGTAATACTGTTAATGGACGATTAGAAGTAGACAAGATGAGTGGATCTTATACTAAAGACAAAGTAGTTGGAGTGACCCCAAACTCGCTTGATGCAGCTTATATTGACCGTGCTATTACTATTGGTGTAAAAGGACCGATGGTTGTTAAATTAGCAAAAGCAGTTGTAGCAAATCAAGCATTGCAAGGATCTTCTGGAACAATAACAGAAACTTTTAGCGGAGACAATACCGCACAGCAAGCAGTTGTTGTTGAAGCAGTTCCAATTGCAACCGTGACCAGTTTCAAGGAAGATAACCCAACAACTTTAACACGTATTACTGATGGGACAGCTCCTTCAACTAATGAATATTCGCTTGATGATACAACTGGTGCATTAATTATCGGTGGAACTTCAGTATCTGGAACAGATAACTACACGCTTATCTTCACAATCGACAGCGGACGGTTAGAACCGTTTGAAGAATTTGTTGAAGAAGTATTAACAGCAGCAGCCAACGTGATAACTTTATCACATGAACCAGATTTTATTGAATTTGTTGATCGAACAACTGGAACTGCAACTGGTGGAACTACGCTTATTATTGGTGGAACAGTTGCAACTGGGGAGGGATTATTAGATAGAACTGCAAAGACAATAACGTTTTATGCAACAGACGCTGTTTTAACAGCAACTATTCGTTATAAACCGAAAAATTATCGCCATTGTGCAAGAGCATTAGAATCAAAAGCCGCTGGAGAACAGTGCAATGTTTACTTTGAAGGAGTTGAGGCTGCATGAGCTACATACCAAACAACCTAAGAGGACCAGACGACAATTTAGGGCAATGGACTCGCCAATATCCATCGCTTCTAAAAAAGAATTTTATTGGAATTTCACGTATTTGGGACAAACAAGCTCCTCCAGTGACATTTCAATTGCTGCCACCAAGACCTATGCCTTTCCATTTCGCATGGCAAGTTGCTATTGATCCATCAATAATGGCTCCTTACGTGCAAGAAGGTGCAGACACTCCAATGGCTGACAGTGAGCAGAAAACAGAGAACTTTGTTTGCAAAGAAGCAAGACTTGGATCAAAAATCTCTCAACGTGCAATTAGCTTTGGTATTAAAAACATTGTGCAACGGAAAGTGACCAATCTTGTAGATGCAGTTAATCTTACTCGTGTTTGGGAAAATATTCAAGCATTGACTGGAACTAATGCAAATCAATCGCTTGCTCTTACAAGATTGAATACTGCTGTTGCTGGACAACCTCACGGAAGTGGAACTGCGAAAGGTTGGGACGAAGAATCAAACACTTTACTCAAAGATATTATAGCCATGAAGACTGACATCCAAAAGAAAAGCGGACACATGCCAGAATGGTTGTTCCTCCCAATTGATGAGTATGAATATCTCCATGATGACTCAAACATTTTAGACCAACTGAAATATACAAGCGGAACTTTGCTTGTTGATGGTAGATTGACCCGAATCAAAGGATTGAAAATTGTAATTGTGCCTCACTTCTGGAAAGAACGTGCAAAAACTGGTGTAGAAACTAAACACTGGCTTTTACAAGACAAAGCAATTGTTGCGTGTAGTAATATTGGTTTTACAGCAGTTGCAGAACCTCAATCTGGATCTGCTCCAGTAATGGATCGATGGTATGAAAAGAAAGCACGAAGTGTGTTTATTCACGGCTACAGCTCATTTACCTCTGTTATTGAAGACTATGGTAAAATTGGTATTATTAGCGGAACAAACTCAAAGGTGTAGGAAAATACCATTATTTTTTTTCTATTTTTTCTATTTGTATTTGTGTCCAAAATTTACATATATTTTTGACAACCATTTCTTATTTAAAATTGGGTGTTTTACAGCATGACTTTTAAACCTACAAGAGAACAAGACTTTCAGAACCTAACCGCTACTGTTGCTGGACAAGCTGCTGTATTAGCAAGAACTTATGTCAAAACATTGATTCAAGTAGATACTGTAGACGCAAGTATACGTATCGCAATTAATGGTATTGTTGCTGTTGCTGATATGGATGGAACAAAGGCGATAAAGGTTAATTATGGCACAGATTTATACATCGACAACCATTATGTAGAATCAATATCATTTATTCGTGATACTGGCGAGGTTTCTGACGTTGACTTTCATATCTTTGGAATGTCACGCAAATTTAATTGAAAATGGTGAATTAAATGACAACTAACTGGAAAAAGCACAAACCAAAGGTAGCGTTTTACTGTTTTGGTGATAGTTCACGTCAGTTAGATATAGACAATATAGTTATGGAAGACGCTGTTTTACTGCTAAATTCAGAATTAGATAAACTTAAAGAAAATCTTTCAGCAACAGCAAACAAAACAGATCCAATGTTATTGCAAGCAATTGTATTTTTTGCTTGTCATTTAACTGTTAAGGCTGGAAGAGCAAACGAACGAAGCGGAAAAGTAGTATCTGAAAGTATGGATGGAATGAGTGTAAGTTATGAATCAGTTGGGTTAGAAAAAATAACACAACGCAACCAACCAAAAGATTTTTACAGTTCTGCTGTTGATATGATTAATAGATACGCTGAAAAGTATCTACCTTCAAGAAAAACAGTGCCGTATGCTATTGCAAACAGTAGAAGTGGAATACTTGACGGACTCTATGATAAATACACGGATAGATTTACACATGGCATTTAACAACTTTGCACCACTGATCCGAAGTCATAAAAGGGAATTTATACTTATATCAAGAACTTCTGGTGTAAGAGACCCTTTAACAAGCAGATTTAGGAAAGGTTCAGCAGATGACGGTATAAAATGTAATGGTGTGTTTGAAACAGTGACAGAAAAGGATTTGAAAAAACATCCAGATTTTGAATTGTTAAGTTCTGACTTAAAACTAACCACTACTCCCGAAATGATAAAAAAGCATATCCCAACGTTGAAAGAGAAAATTGTGTATAATGGTTTAACATATTGGACTCATCGCATTGTAAATAAAGTGCATTACGGTAATTATTATATAATTTTTTTGAAAAAGGAGGAAACAAGCGTATGATTACACGTGCAGAGCAAAAAGCACTGTTTGACAGTATAAATGGCGATTTAACAATAAATACTGTTCCAGATGGTTCTGGAAATGATGTAGTTATACCAATCGAAGTAAATTGGGGATTTGAACCAATAGAACTTGTTTTACCTTCTATTACTATAAACTTCATAGTGTATGGAAGACCTAAGGAACGAACTCTCGGAGATTTATGGAGAGATACACCAGAAGGTTATTATATAGGTTATATTGCAACTTATAGTTTATTGGTTAAAATTAGAACAGCAGATCATACAGACTCTGATAATAATTTTATCGAAAAAACTGATATTGCTGAATCTTTGTATGATAGAGTATTCAAACAAGCACTACATTTTTGGGACAGTTTAGTTGACGAAGGTTCTGTGGAAGATGGAGGTATTGAGCCAGCAACAGATGTTTCGCAATTGTTAGGGCTTGAAGGTTTAAAAGAATTACAATTAACTATAAGGATCAAAAAATTGACTGGTGGAGTTCCAAACGAACAAGGACCAGTTCTTTTCTCGACTGCTCCGACAATACTTAGTGTTGACGGTATAGTTGAATTTGCCTAAAAAAAGTGAAAAAAAATGGGAAGATATCTACAAATAGCAATTTCGACGGACGGGTTGTATACGGTTGGTTCTCGCTCGTGGGGAAATGTAGGCATTGTAGGACGTGGTATCGGTGCTGGGTTTACTGCTAATGAGGCATATACAATCAGAAGTCCAGCAGACGCAGAAACTCTGTTCGGTATTACCAGTTCATTATACAAGTCTATTCTCTTACTGTTCGAAAATGGTGCTACTAAAGTTATAGCAGTAGCTGCTGAAGTGACCGCTGACTCACAAGAATTATTCAATGGTGATGGTTCTACTAAAGTGTTTACAGTGACCGAAATACCAGTGCAACCTCTTGATACTGTTGCTGTTGACGCTGGTGCAAAAACCGAAGGTATTGATTTTACTGTTGATTACGGTAATAAGCAAATTATCTTTGTTGTAGCTCCTCCAGCTGGAACTGATAATGTTGCAATAGATTATTCAAGACATTCTGTTGCACATATTCAAGCTGGACTTGCTGCATTAACAACTGAAGATGTGCAAATTATGGTTCTTGCACAAACATACGAAACAACGTTGCTCAGTGAACTTAAAACGCATTGTGTTGCAACAGAAAGCACATCTCCTCGACGAGGCTATTATATGCTTCCAAATGGAAGCACTACATTGACTCTTGCCACAACTCTTGCATCATATTTGAGCACATTAATTGCACATAAATCTCTTAAAGATGCTGCTGCTGGTTGTGCTGGAAAGGTTGCAAGCTTAGCACCTTGGAAAGATCTAACAATGAAAACTGTTTCTGGGTTGCAACAAAGTGGACGGTTTACTCAAAGCGAAATTGATGCATTTGATGAAGTTTTTATTGTGACTATGTTTGATCCTCCAAAATTAACTGGAACTGCTGTTGTATTTAGCACTGGATGGACTATTGACGATACTGCTGCATTTCAGTTTATTGATCAAATACGTGTTGCTTTTCATCTTACTGGTGTGCTTGATTATGGATTAACAAATCCAAACATTATTGGAGAATTAAAAATGAACCGTTCTGGTTTACAACAATTGGATACATATATGAGATCGTTGTTGACTCCTTGGGTTAATGCTGGTGAAATTGACAATTATGTTATTGATAATCCAGCATTACGTTTGTTTGAATTGACAGAACCAGAAGCATCAGAAGTTGCTGCTATGGCTGCATTACAAGCAGCAAGAAGGGTTGAAGGTGCATACCAAGTTGGTGTGCAATTAATTTATAGCGGAACTATTATATTTCTGAAAATGAATGTTTCTCTAACTGGAGGAGTGTAAAATGCCAAGCGATTGGAAAGCCAAATTATTTGTTAGTGTAATAACAGCCGACGGACAACAACTTTTAACACCAATTGTTGATATTAATCCAACATTCAATACACCAAATGTTCCAGAACATTCTCTCGAAGGAGATGGTGTAGGTGTGACTATGGGAAATGATACTTTTGCCTTTAATCTAACAGTTAAAGCATTAAGAGATCAAGTATCTGGAACAAATCCAGCAGAAGTAATGTCGAAATTACAACTAAAGCATGAAAAGTTTAATATCGTGATTGTTGAACGAGACACCAACATATCTGGAGGAAAAAATTGGGCATTTGACAGCCTTATGCTTGAAGATTGTTATGTAAATACTGGTTCGCCAAGCAGAGCAACACTTGGCACTTCACCAGTTGCAGTATTTAACTGTATGTGTTTGGGTGTTAATGTAGATGGAGAGTATTATAATGGATTCAAACCCCCAGCATAATAGCCTACTTGACATAAAGCAGATGGTTCAATTTGGCACAAGAAAGCCAGAGGACTATTCTATTCTTTTTTATAAAGAAGTTTATGGCAAGGAAGTTAAAGTAAAAATACGAGGACTAAGTAATTACGAATATGATGAAATTAGTCTGGAAATGTATGCAGATATTAAAGATCCAGCAACAATCAAGTATGTATTTAATCCAACTCAGCCAAAGATTAAGGCAGAAACTGAAGAAACTGAGAAGGACGAATTAGATACAGACCTACCAGAAAATATAAATTTGATTGAATATACAAGAGCACTAACAATTCGTAATGCTCTTATTGTATATTATGCAATGAGGGATTTTTATCCAGACTTCACGCTTAATGATGTTAGACAATTGGAAGGAATCGATGAAATTGCACATAGAGTTAATGATAAATCTGGACGAACTGAAGAAGTAATGGAAAAAATCAAATTTTTTCGTGAACAACAACGAAAGCTCGACACTTCGGTATCTTCTGGAGAAGGGACACAAACTGTGCAATGATATTGACCAATATACAGAAGCTCAAGTTTTTTTTATGTTGTTGGTTGAAGAAAAGGCTTATTCAGATTCAGTTTTACCAGAAAAGTCGTTTTTAACAATTTCATCTGATGACGGAAAAGAAGAAATGAAACGTAAATTTGCAATGTGGAAAGGGAAATAAATGACAACGATTAGACGATTGCTACTTGAACTTGGTGTAGATGGTGATATATCTGCTAAAGAAAAGTTAAAAGACGTTCAACAAGCAGCAACAAGCCTTAAACAGTCTTTAGTAGAACTTGAAGTTCAATTACAAATCGTTGGTAAATCATTTACTGGCATGCCAACAATCAGCTCATTTGGAAATCTTGGTGGAGGAGGTGGAGTTGGTGGAGGAGTTGGTATATTAACAAAAAATGAGCGTAATGATGCACAAGCACGTATGAATGCTGTTCGTGAGCAAGCAAGAATTACTCATGATATGGACATTAAAAAGTTAGATATTGCAAAAAAAACAAACGACTTGCAAGCAAATATTCAAAAAACATTAGAAAAACAAGTTTCTGAACAATTGCGTATATATCAAGAAACATCTAACGAACTCAAAGCAGATCGTATAATGTTTAAAAATATGCTAACAAATTTACAAGATTTGATAACTAAAGCACAGCCGTATGTAAATAAAGCAAAATATCCAACTGGAAAGCGTGGAAGACCACCAAATGCGTATGAGGATTGGTTTGATCCGTCGATAGGAAAGAAAGGTATGCCAGCAAAAAGGCTTACTGCAAAGTGGGTTGTGTGGGCTGGAGAATTAAATAAATTAAAAGACGACATCACAATTACTGCAAAACAATTACCAGTAGAAATAGGTTATATAAACAAACTATTGAAAGATGCTGGTTTGGACCACATTAAAACGTTTAAGGATTTAACAGAAGAAACAGAAAAAGCAAAAATGGCAATGACATTGCTTCGTAAGTATAGTTTACATGGCATTGATGTTAAACCATACACTAAGGCTGATGACTATTTAAAATCTGGTTTATATCTTGAAAATCAACTAAGAGAAATGTCATACGAGCGTGGAGGCACTGCTAAAAAAGATTTAGACCTATCAAGTTCACTAATGGCTTCAATAAGCAGAATAAAAAAAGAAGAAGCACCAACTCCAAAAGCTCCAACAAAGCAAGAATTAACAGAGTATGAAAAATTAGTTTTAAGACATTCAAAACTTCCACCAGCAGATCCATACGTTTCACAAACAGCAGCAGAAAGAAGTAAAGAAGCAGATAAAGCAATAAAAGAAATAATGGCAAGACCAAAAGGAGAAGACTTTTATGCAAAAAATGCACGTGAATATAGAGAATATATAAAACGACAAGCAGCACCAAAAGAAGAAATTACACCAAAAAGAAAAGAGACAACGCTTGATGAAGACATTACAGACTTTGAAGTAAGAATTGCTGCTTTAAAACATGCTCGTTCGGAAAATCAGTTTATTCCGTATATACCAAAGTCAAAATCATACAATGCACCAACACCTCCTCCACCAAAAAAACCAGTTCGACAATTAAATAAACGAGGATCTTCAACATTAACTTCACAACAGCTTGGTCTTCCACAATCAACAAGCAAGAATCCATTATCAGCAACAATAGAGGCTGAATATCTAAAAGCTCTAAATAATATAATGCACTATCAAAAAATACAGCAAGATAAAATGCAATTTAGATATCCAGAAGCAAGCAGAGCTGTAATTGCTAAACGGTTAGAAAGTGATGCAGAACGAAAACGTGTGCAAGAATATATTGAAAAAATTGAAAAACAAATACGTCCTACAATAGATCGTGAAGAAGAAATACGTAAACGTGGATTTGCAATTGAACCAGTAGAAAAAGCATGGAATTGGCAAAGAATTCAATCTCAAAAATGGGAAAGAACAAAAGAAAATATGAAAGGGAAAGCAATAAGTTTTATGAGTAAAAGTAGTATGTTTACACCAGCAAAGGATTATATTGCATCTCAGCGTGCTAAAAGGGTTCAAACTGCGAAAGATCTTGCACTAAAAGGTGCTGGTGCTCAAGTAATCAAACATTATAATATAGCTTTTAATTATGCAACAGTAGATTCTGATAAACGTAAAGCTCAACTAATAAATGATTTACAACAAGCATTGAGGGGTGCAGACTAATGGTTTCTCCAGAAGTAGTATTATTAGGCATTTTACCAATAAAAGTTGTTAAAAATATTACACATACACTTGGTTCAACTGCTGTTGGTTATGCTGTTGGAAACGGAGTTCGTGTGTATCAACCAAAAAACTCATTAGAACCAGAGAGAGTGCAATTGAATTGTAGTTTTTTAGACGCTGACAGATATTCGCACAAACTAATACTTGATTCAATGCACTATACAAAGATTCCATTTCCGTTTGTTTCTGGATTAGCTGCAATATCATTAGTCACAATCGAATCATTAGTATATATGCAAAATGCCAGCAGAAAGTCGTTTGCTGGTGGAGCAGTAATAGATTTTGTGATAACACTTTCAGAGTATAAAGCAAACATATTTACACGGATTGGTAGCAAAGTAGTTTGGGCTTTATGGACGTCATCAACGCATAAAGACGTTGGTGCAAATACTAAATTAATACCGACATATATTCCAATAAACGAATCTGCTACAACTACAACAGAAACGATAACAATGTCGTTAGAAGAATTGGAAGAACTTTCAATTAGAGTTCCAGATAGTTGGACAACTGTTGAGATATCTGCAGCACACTCTCTTAATAGCAAATTTGATTTACTTCCATTTAATGCTGATGGTGTATTTCCACAATCTATAAAATTACGGTATCCTCCAACACCAGAACATGCTGAAAACTTTAATACTTTTACAAATATACCAGACCAATACGAGGATTATTGTTATCTTTATCCAGATTATGATTCAAACCAGAATGTTATTATTGAAATCACAATAATAGTAAAACAAACCCAAGGATCGATTTATACAACAATGAAAATAGTAGTAGATGGTGAAGAATTGTTCCAACGTAAAATAGTGCCAAATGTTGCGTATCAAATCGATGGTAAATATGAGATAGCATTTTCAGAGATAGATATTAAAGTAAAAAACATACAACCAGTTAATCTCGTTGGTGGAATTTATGGAAGCAAGCTAATAGGAGGTATTAGACTCTTATGAGCATAATACTCAACAATCCAATGTATTCTATCTTAATAAATGGTGTTCCAATTACAAATCAATTTGTTGATGCAGACATAAAAATAACGATGGACTCCTCGTTTGAACCAGACATTTTCAGAATTAACATTTACAATATAAACGAAGTAATTCAACAAATTATAACAAATGGAGCTTTAGTAAATATAACTTTAGGCTATTCTGCAGCAATTATACGAACGTTGATGACTGGAATTGCAACTAAAATTTACAGAGATGATACTGATAATGATGAGATTATTGTGATTGAAGGAATAGACCTTGTGACTCATTTGCTAAAGAAGAAAACTATAAATTTAAACATAAATATACCTATGGATGTTGTTGAAATTGTTCGAAAAATTTGTATTAGTGCTGGTGTAATTTTAGCACCATCATCAATACCATCTGGTATAATTCTGAGCAATTATACGATTGATGATGTTTCAGCCTATGAATCAGTAAAAGAATTGGCAAAACGTGTAAAATTCAATGCAACATCAAAAAATAGTTTGTTATATTTTATTGCAAAATTAAATAATCCAATTCCGACATCTTCAATAAGCGACGGTGTTAATATAAAACTAACAAAAATTAGTGGGCTTAGCAATTCTGCTGAGAACAAATTAGAAGGATATAGTTTCTATGGTGTAGGTTTACCAACACTAATTCCTCTTAGTTTAGCAACAGTTTTAAAAACTACAGAAGGAATAATTGGCACATATCTTGTTGAAAGTGTTGTTCATGAGTATAATAGTAAAACTGGTTATTTATGTAATGGAATACTTGTAGAAATTAATGCAAATGAACAAGAAGTAAAATTAACCAATTTACCAACAGAAAAATCAATTGTATCTTCTATTAAAAATCTTATTGAAAATTCGTTTAAAAATAAAAGAACGTTAGATACTGGTGTAGTAGAACAGTTATTTACAGTAGAACGACTACTAACATTAAAGTATGGGTTAAATCTTTATGATAATAAGCAGATAATAACACCAAGTCTTGAATCTGACATTTCTAAAGAAAATGTATTTTTAACAAAAAAGCCAGTTATGTCTATGCTTGCTGGCGACGGTTTTGGAATAATTACACCAATTTACAAGGAAATGCGAGCTGTATTAGGATTTAATAAATTTAGTTCGCAAGATGCAAATATATTAGGTTTTTTATGGAGAAAGGGATGGACAATACCAGAACATGATGAAGGAGAATATTTAATTCATCTTAAAAACCATTCTAAAATTAGTATGAAAGAAGATGGACATGGAATTTTTCAATTCAAAGGATTGAAGATAGAAATCAATAGTTCTTTAACTGCTGCAAAGACTACTGCAACGGACGATGGTAAATTAACAGTAATTTTGGGTTCTCAAGAAATTACAATGGATGGGTCTTCTATTGTTTTAAAAAGCGGTTCAACCATAACATTAACATCAAGCGGAGCTGACGTGACATGAGCATAGAGGTTGCAGTTGATGGTATGACAGCAGTTTATACAAGTAGCGGACATGTTGCAGCAGATACTGGTGGAGTTTTGCCACAAGTTCCGTCTGGTTCATGGGGAAACACGTCATTTGTGGTTATAAAAGGTACGAAATGGTCTGTAAGCAGTAAAAAAGTAGAGTTAAGTGCAACTGCTACTTGGCTTTATACTGGTGGGATAAGTGGTCCACCGTCTGCTCCAGTTCCTATACCTCCTATACCAGATTCTGCATCATTAACAGCATCTACAACTAAAGTAAAAGATAAAGGTGCTAACGTGCTAAGAAAAGGAGATAAAGCAACTGGAACTATTGACAGTGATAATTATATTGAAGTTGATTCTGGACAAACAAAATTAAAAAGTGCGTAAACTATGAGTTATCTAACATTGAAAATAGAAGATGGTGATTTGCTTTTAAACAGCGACAATCAATTAGTTCTAACAGATGATGTTGCACAAGAATATAAAGTTTTAATTGAAACACAATTTGAAAGCGATTATCGTGATGGAAATTATGGTTTCAAACTATACGAACTTATGGAATCTGAATACGATGATAAATTGCAGTTAATACGTTTATATGTTGTAGAATGTATTTTTCAGCACTCTCGAACAGAGAGCATTACGGAACTTACAATAGAAAAGATAGAAGAAGAAAACGTTCGTGATAGTAGAAAATATTTAGTTAATGTGACAGTAAAATTAAAAAGTGAAACAACAATAAGTGTTGGTGCAACGATAAATGGCTGAATACGGTATAACTGCAACTGGTTTTAACCAGAAAACGATAGACGTTATAGAAGAAGAATTTAAAGAATTATTAAAACAATTTTTCGGGACAAGTGTTGATGTTTCACAATTAAGCCCACTTTGGAAAATGGTGCAAGTTCCAGCAACAGAAGCAACAAATACTTGGACTCTTGCAGAATTGATGTTTTATAATAATTTTATAAATACAGCAGAAGGTGGAGCACTTGATCTTTTGGCAGAAGACCTTGGGCTTTCAAGAAAATCTGCGATAAGTGCTGAAGCCATATTAACTATTTACAAAAACAATGACGACCCAGTCACAGTTCCAATAAACTCTGTATTTGAAACGTCTGAAGGTATTCAGTTTAAAACAGATACAGAATTAACAATAATTGTTGGTGCAAAAGAAACAACAACTGGAACTGTAAATTCAATTGCTATTAATGCTGGTATTGTTGGAAATGTTGCACCAAATACAATAATATTGCTTTCTGCAGCAATATCTGGAGTAGATAGATGTGATAACTTACTTGCTGCAGATGGTGGAGAAGAACGTGAAACAGATTCATCTTTGCGAAAACGTGTTAGATCGTATGTTAGAGCAACATGGACAGATGATGCAATAAGAGCAGCAGCATTAAATGTTGAAGGTGTTGATGGAGTAAAAATTATTGAGGCTGCAACAAGTTATAATTGCTTAATTGTGCCAAAAACAGTATTTGATAACGATCTCAAAACAGCAGTTGAAATTGCAATAGAACCAGTGACTTGTATTACTGTAGAATACACAGTTTTAGAAGCTGAAAGTGTAGGAATTGTTATTACTGCAGATATTAATATAGAAATAACATACGACGAAACAAGTGCAGAATCAGACGCAGAAGTAGAAATCCGTGAATATTTGCAGACATTAGGTATTGATAGTGACGTATTCAGATCAAAAATAATACAAGCAATTATGGAAACTGTTGGAATAAATAATGCTTACAATGTTCTGCTATTTGCTCGACCAAATAATGAAACTCATCTTTATTTAACAGCTTCTGGCTTGACATACAACTTAGATTACTCAACTGGAACTGATTCTGCAAGTGTAATAGTAAAAGGAACGCTTGCTGCTTCTCCAGATCATACGTTTGTAAAAACAACAGACTACACAATTGGCACAAGCCCAGCACGTGTAATATTTACTGGTTCTGGTGATTTGCCAGACAATGATACAGATATTTATGTGACTTACACATTTCCAGCAAATGCAATTGGAGACATAGAAATAAATCAAGACGATATTGCTTCATTTGGTTCAATAGACTTTACAGTAATTTAGGTGATAATATGATAGAACGAATGGCTGCACGATTTAAAGGTTGTATATCGTATGAAAACGGTATAAGAACAACAAGATTAGCAAGTTTCATAACTGATGGAACAACATTTACTACAACTATATTTGATATACCACATGAACCATGTCCAATATTGGCTACATTAAAAAATCAAAAGAATAACATACCATACGAAGACGAAATACCACTCCACTTTGAAATCAGCTATAAAAACCAAGATGACATTACACATACCGCTTATTGTGAAATTCCAATTTATGCTGAAAAAGATTTAGACTTTCGTATAAACATGGAAGAACCAAACGATTTTGTTAAAGAAATACTATCTATTGCACCTCGAACTGGATATACTGATTATAAAGGTGATCTTAACGATGTAGTTGAAATTATAGCATTAGAAGGAAATATAATTAAAATTCAAGCAGCAATCTCAATAATATTTAGCGAAGCATTATATCAAATTCGTGCTGTTTCAATACAGAAATTTGTTGAAACTGCATATTCTGGTGGTTTGAGACGATTAGCACAAGACTTTGGGTTAAATCTTGGTTCTACATTTACAGAAATAGAATTACGGTTATTTACACGGATATTTTCAACGTTTGTTGTTCCGTCAAAATCGTTTATGCAAGAAACTATGTCAACTATCTTTAAAGTATTAGATCCTACTGGTTATGTGGAAGTAATACCAGAATATAGCGACAGTTATTATAGAATGCTTGTAGATATTTACACAACTATAACAGACTTTACAGAAAATAATATTAAAATTTTGTTATTATTTGCAGAACGTTACAGACCAGTTCCAGCAACAAATTTAATAACAGTAATATTTCCAGTATTATTTGACATTGACCTTGCAAGAGATGAAGGCAGCGTTGAAATAACAGAAGCAATTATAACTATGAGCACAGTCACATTTATGAGTTCAACAACTTATATGGGTGCTGGAAACATTATCGAGCCAGATTTACCAACTACATATCCGTAAACAAAATTTACATATATTTGTCAATAGAAAAATAAGATAGGTTAAAAATATGAGTGAAACAAAATTTGTGAAAGGAGAAGTAACAATCAATATAATTGATGCTAAAACTGGCAAAATTAAGGAGACTCATGAATTCACAAATATTTTAGTAGATACTGGTAGAAAAATGCACAGAAATTGGGCTGCAAGCATTGCACCAGCAACAGATCCTAATTATAATGTTGATACTCATATATCTCATATTGCTGTTGGTGATGATAATACTGCTGTGGCTCAAACCCAAACATCATTAGGAAATGAATTATTAAAGAAAGAAGTGTATCCTACACCAAATGCTGGATGTGGTATCACGCTTGTAAACAACGAAACAGTGCAATATGAAATGCTAATTAATACATCTGAATTAAATGGTGAAACAATAAGAGAATTGTGTTTGATTAGCGAAACATTTACAAATTTTATGGTATCCAGATTATTGTGCGGCAATCTTGCAAAAACAAGTGATGTTCAGTTTTTAATTAAGTATAGATTTGTGTATGGTTGATAAAAATGGTAGAAGTAAACTTAGAAGAATTTTACAAACAAAAAAATATAAAGCCAGAATATGATAGCAGTGGTGGAAGTGATTATGTTGATACTGTTGACAATCTTCAAGCAGCGAAGTTTAATCATCGTTGGAATGTAGAAGATGTAATGTTTCTTTTACTTCAGAAGCATTTACGAAATTCTCGTGGGCTTTCAAACAACAAAATTGCATCTTATTTGTATCCACAAATTTCTGGAGATATATTAGCAAATTTAGCACGAAAACCATTTGAATCTATGCTTGATGCAAATAATGCAATGGATTTCATTATACGAGGTAGTCATGCAACGATAGGTTTAAATTCACCGTTTAAAATGCAAATGCCAACTGCAGATTTTGTTGATATGGTTTATCCAGCAGAAGAAGAATTTAGTATCTTAAGCGGAACAACAAATCTTTTTGAAATACAAACAAATTATCCAACAACTGCTAATAGATGGTATCGATTAGGACATGATGGTGCTGAAGGTTCGCCAGACGTTGTTATAGTGCAGAAAGCATTGCCAAGTTCTGTGCAATGGGCAGTAGTGGAGATTGTTTTTGAAGATTATCAAAACAATCCAACAACGAAAGACCAAGTTATTCGTATTAAAGGCGACGATCATAGCGAATACATAGAACTTATTTTAGATCCAGACAATTCAAATTACAGATACAATTATGGATTATGGAATGGGAGCTCTTTGCAGACTGGCTCAGACCAAGATACTGGAGTAGCACGAAGCAGTGCAATACATAGATTTCAAATAGTGTGTTATAAAACAACTACTAAACTATACTTAGATAACAGCAACTTCTTTACGTCTCCAGTATCTCAGCGGTTTGAATACGTTGATGATTTAGAATTCGAAAGCGGAAACGATGGTGGAGGTGCTGATCATTTTGATATTATACGATTTAATGTATATCATAATGTTATGTTTACGCTTGCAGCAGACACAAAAAATTATATATATATTGACCAAGCAGATGGTATAATTAAAGAAACAACATCATTACCAACTGCTATTCTTGGAGTTATATTATATATGGTAGATGTTCCAAGTGGTGCAAGCAGTATAATAACTGATTATGTAGCAGATTTACGGACATTAACTGGTTTTTATAAACAATACAAATATTTGGAGGATATGGTTGAAGCACTTGTAATTGATAGTATTGCAAGTGGTGATTCAACACATGCACCAAGCAGAAATGCTGTATTTGACGGACTTGGAACAAAAGAACCTACAATCGCTGTTAAAGACAATGCTAATCCTAAGAATCATGATAGATATGCTACTTCTGAAGCAAGAACTGATTGTGTTGCTGATTCAATTTTAGATGAAGATTTAACACACGCTCCAGACGGAAACTCTGTATTTGATGCATTAGCATTAAAAGAAAACAATATAGACTATGGAATTGCAGACGGAAATGTTATGAAAGCAGAGAATACGGTAGTTGCTACTGAAATTGCAAAGTTTACTGCTACTGGATTAGAAGGACAATCAAAGGCAGAAATGCTCTCATTTTTAAATGCTGCAGATGGTGCAGTTGATGGTGCTGGAGCACTTACTTATGTGCAAAATAATGGCTTACGTATGGCAGAAAGCAAAGTAATAAGCACAAATATTGCAGAAGATTCGTATGTTTATCGTGATGTTGCATCTCGTTATGGTAATCAGACTGGAGCTTTATTAATTACATTGCCATCAGTTCCACCATCAACTACAAGAATGGTTGTTCATCTTGAAGGAACTGCACTTGATGAAGGAGATGGTTCATATTATACATGGAGAGCAGAAATATCTGCTTATGCAATTGGTTCTAATGGCTGGTTTGCTCATGCAACTTCTGATATAGGGTTAGAAATATATGGAAAATGCTCATTTACTCCAAAAGTAAATCTGATGCAAACGTCACAATACAATCCAACAACTATGTATATGGTATTTGGAGATATAGCAGATGATGGAGCACTTGTAGAAAAAATTACGATAACTAAAGTAGAAATATGGGATTTTTCACATACTTGGGATGATGCTGGGTGTGCTACTGGGTGGACGTTATCAAACATCACAGATTTAACTGGATATTGGCATACACTTATTGGAACTACAGATGGAACACAAGCATTCTTAGATGGAAGTTATTTTGATGTTAATGGATTTAATGCAGAAAAGACTGCAAATTTTAATGCTGCTACCAATTTTAATAGTATAGCAACGATTGCTGACCAAAAACGGCTTCGGTTTGAAAATTTTTCTATTGGCACATTAGATGATAATGAATATAGTGGAATTACTGCAAAATTCTTAGTTGGAGAAACGTTAGTATTTGGAGATGTTTGTTATGTTAGTTCTACTGGTATGAAAAAAGCAGATGCAGATGGTGTATCTACATATCCAGCAATTGCAGTAGCGTTAGGAGCATGGAGTGCTACAAATGTTGAAGAATTTTTAATTATTGGAATTTATTATGCTTCACAGTCTGTGACGGCTGGATTGCCAGTGCATCTCTCAGAAACATCGGGTGCTGTTGTAACATCTATAACTGGTTTGAATTATGTTCAACGTTTAGGTATTGCACTTTCATCAAGAGTAGTATATTTCAATCCAAGCTTAGACGTATTAACAGCATCGTGATAATATGACAACAGCAAAAGAGTTAGCACAAGCATGTATAGCAGAAAAGTGGCAAAATATCAGTAGTATTACTGATAACATACTTGGAGATTGTGCATTTTGTGTTGATGCTAAATCTCGTGCTGTTGCTGATGGAAAAACAATAACTGATAAAGATTCCATTTATTGTGATTATTGCCAAGCACCAACTAATCTTTGTAATAATAATAAAGAAACTGTTTCTATATTTGTAGATATGCGTAAGCTTATACGTGATGGTAATTCTGTTGACTTTCTTGAAAAGTTAAACACTTTCAAACAAGGGCTTTTACTTATTGCCGAAGATGGTGAATAAATGGCAACAATAGAACTTACACCAAGATTAGACACAGCAGTGCATACAGATTGGAATCCGTATACATATACAAATATCGACGGAGGTTCTGGTGGATACAGTGATGGAACATCAATTAAAACTGTTGAGAGTGCAAATGCGTATGCAGAGCACTTGTATGATGCTGCACCATCAGACACAGATGTAGTATCAAGCATAAGATTTTATGTCCGTTGTAAAAGGCTTGGAACACCAGCCACATGTGACGGAGAAATATATATTGCTGGTGCGTGGAAAGGAGAAAAAACATATACTTTACAAACCGATTTTACAACTTATAGCCAAGTATGGACTGGTTCTTGGACAAAGGCACAAGTAGATGCTATGAAATTTAGAATTGAAGGGACTAATGGTGACAAATCTCAAGTTCAAGTATCAGCAATTTGGTGTGTAATAACGTATACAATTATTCCAACTTATGATAAAGTTATTAACGGTGTAAGTAGTTATTCTCATATTAATGGTGTTGCAGTTGCAGACATAACTGCATGGAACGGAGTGACTTAAACTAAGGTGATATATAATGGGAACAGACAAAGAACAAGCAGAATCTATTATAAAAATGCTGCTACCAAAGGTTCAAGAAAGCATTACTGCAATGGTGGAAGGTAAATTTAGTGAAAAATTACCAGAACTAAAATCTGCCATGCAAAATGAGTTATGGGACAAAGCGGTAGAAGAAATAGGCAAACGAATGAATTTGCCAGCAGACCTAATTGCTAAACTTCAAACTATTGATGATTTAGTAAAATCACAAGAATCTCAGATTGGTTTATCTTTAGAAAAACTTATATCTGATGTAGAAGCCTTTAAAGATCGACTTAAAGGTGTAGACCTCAATAAGACTATTACTATGTCTTATAAAGAATTACAGACCGTTCGTATAAAATCAGCACTCTCATGGGCTTTAATTAGTTTTGCACTTGGCTTCTTTGCTGGTATAGTTTCATACGGAAAATTTGTAGGATTTTAGGATGAGCCATGAGACGTCGTTTTTTTTGGATGTTAATTGCATCTATACTGCTAACGATTGTTCTCATTTATATGCTTTCTGAATATATTGATTTCTTTAGCAAAATAACAAGTTTTATTACTTTCACGGTAGATTCAGTCAAAGACTATCTTGGCTGGCTTGGAACAGCAATAGGTTTTTTGATATACATTAAAAATAGGTTTCTCGACACTGGAATGTTCCGTAAAATACAAAAATCATACGGAAAACAACGTTTCATAGTTGCTTTGCGTGTGATGCTCGAACTTCTTGATGTTTACAACCCAGAAATAGTTATACAAAAAATATCGCAAATAAGCAATACACAAACTGAGATGAGACGAGCTATGGTAGAACTTAACGAAATCCTTATTACTGTTGGAGAAACAACACAAGAAAATGTAATCATATTAAGTAATCGTGAAAGACGTCTACTTACTCGTGAAATCAACAAACTTCTTGAACTTATTGATAAAAAGTTCGACATACACTATACAACAAAAAATATTATGAGCAAGACCGATAAAGCCGTTGCAGTCTTGGAGAAAACCTTAGAAAAATCAAAGATCAAACGAGAATCATTATTCAAACGGAAGAAACAGAAAGATAAGGAAACTAATGATAAACTTCGTAAAAACCTTAATAATTGATAAAAATTTACATATATAAGCCAGTCGCTATATCCATTAAATCCCACAAATTTTAACGCTGCTGACTTATTGTTTTGTTTTTCACATAGTTTCACCTTTTTTTTCTATTTTTTTCCACCGAAAAGCAGCTGATCTAATTAATACCTAATTTCCCCTATATATATATATTAAGGGGAACAAAGGGATTAATTGTCTAAAAGCGAGAAGGTAAAATGATCCAAGCTAGGAAAGAAATGCTTGAATTTCGCTATCTCTCAGCCCAAAAAATAGGAAAAAAAAGTGGATTATACTATCTAAATTACTTTTTCTCGAGTCACTTTTTTCACAATACGTGTTGCATGTTCTTGTGCCAATTTTGTAATAGCATCCCATAAGAAAGCGTCCCGTCCTCTATTAGATGTGCTATTTCCTCGCTTATATGGCTTAAACATTCGATTATAAAGCTTATATTCATTTGAGCCAGCCACTTTACGATTTGCAAAGATAATTTTCTCAAGTTCGATGAAATCAATCTCTAAGGTGATGTCTTTAGATTCAATAATAATCATTTCGTTATCAAGCGATTGAAGGGCTGCTGCTATCTTGGCTGCGTCTTCGTCGGCTTGTTTTTCTGCTTTAGCGTTTGCTTTTTTAATATTTGTCTCTGTTTTTGCAAATGCTAATTTTGCTTTTTGATCTTTGATATTTTCTGCCATAGTCTTCATTGCACAATCATCTCCATAATTTCAGCATGTTCCAGTAAATGAGGTCGGTCCAAATACTTATTCAATTTACCATTCTGAAATAATTCGTTAAAGAAATTGTAGAAAAATTTAACTGTGGTTTTTTCCGAACCATTCAAACCTTCGGATACTGCTCTGTCTGGGTTAAAGATAATATTTCTTAACCAATCCCCAAGTTCAGCATTTTCTGGCTTTGTTGCTAAAAATTCCGCTGGTAGTCTAAGTGATACAACCTTAGCATCCTTTACTTTTGCTGGTCTTCCCATAATTTCACCATAATGTAAACAAAAAAGTAATGTAATGTTTACAGAATAATAACGTAAACATTATTTAATAAATCTTAGTCTTCTTCTGCTTCAACAACAATAACGTTTTCTTTTTCTTCATCAACTTCTTTTTGCCCATATACTACAAGTTCTTGTATAACTGGCTCACGAAATTGCATATCACAAACTTCTGATGGTTTAGTTTTGCCTTTACTAAACTTTGCAGTCATTGCTCTAATAATAGGCTTAGCATTTTTGTTTACTTTATTTGGTGCTGGTAATCTTGGTGTGCTATTTGGTGGAGGAGGTGGAAGAAACGGTTTGTCTGTAGGAGGACCGCTTGGAAATACGTTAGTTTGCTGTATCATGTTAGGAGATTGTTGTTGATTCTGTGGAAGATATACTAATTGTGGTTGTTGTGATCGTGCAGAAGCATCAATCAAACGTTTATGAGCATCCCACAGATTTGTGTCGTTGCTATCAATCTTTACTTGCAAAGCGTCAATCTTTTGTTGCATAGTTTTCTGCAAGTCTACATAACCATTTGTTAATTTTGTAATTTCTGTCCGATACTCTACATTGGTTTGAATCAAATGCTGAAGAGCAAGACGAAAAGTGCCGTATATTTGTGTAAGGTTCTTGAGATACAGATAACTTTCATGGTCTACCGTGACGCTGTGAGTTTGTGCAACTTTTATACTGAAAGCAATTTTATCTTTGCTTTTCTTTGTTGTTATTTTCATGTGTTGTAACCTTTTTAATATGGTTTTCAATACGATCTAATACGATACTTAAGGAAATTATAAATGAAAGCACTCTAATACCATTTTCACTAATCGGTATAAAATCTGCAACTAAGTAAAATAAAAGTAAAAAACATATATAATTCCATATCAATTTCATTTAAGTTCCCCAGTCCTCGTCAACTACAAAATCGCATTTTTGCTTGTTGTTTCGCAAATGATCTTTAGCAACTTCGTTGCATTTTTTATGCTTCCTATGGCATTTGTATTGAGAACTTCGAAAAATACAATTGTAGCAATTTTCCGATGTCCAATTACGTATCTTCTTCGTCATTTTCATCGTCCTCATCTTGTGAAATTAGGTCAATTAAAGATTCTACATTTAATTTGTTGTAAATTTCTTGGATTTTTGCAACTTTCTCAATATTAGATTCGTTTGTCTCAATAATTTTTTGCAGCTCTTTGGATTGATTGTAGATGTAGGTTTCATAATCCTTAATCGCTGCGATATCGCCAGTAAATGCTCTGTTAATTTTGAGCATCTTTGAATATGGCTTCATAACACATTTATTAAAGTTAATATCAATAGAATCTTCGCCAGTTGCAGCAAGAACTATTTTTTCCCACAATCCTTCAAGTTGATCTCGCATATATCGATATTTTTTTGGCTTCATAACATACGGTTTTTTAATTCTGTTTATGTCCCAAATGCTTATATTTTCATCGATAACTTTTTCCGTATAATCACAAAATGGCTCAATTCCTACATTAACATAGAGATTGTCAAGTTCTAACCGATATTCTCCAAGTTGTGCAAGAGTCATTGCTAAACCAATATTTTTCATGTATTTCATTTGCTCTGCATTAACTCTTGTTTTTTCTTTGATTGTATCCCATAAGCTCGGATTGATTGAATCAAGCATATCAAAGTTGATACCAAAATCAAGTGTTTCATCAAACCATTGCTTGATATCTTGGTAAATACCAATTCCAGCAATGTCTAAATCATGGATAACACCAATCACAATGTTTGTTTTTCCATCTTCAATATTATCTCGGATTTCCATAATTGTTTCAACAACTTCACACGCTGAAAAGCCTTGAGTAATGATAAGAACAATTTTCTCTTCCCATCCTCGCTTGTTCATTGCAGCAAGCCATTTTTTGCCGAGAGTTTCTTTTTCACAAATTGCAATCAATAACCCAGAATCAACATATTTTTCACGATTTTGTGGAACAATCATAATATCGTCACCAACACAGCCATAAGCAATGGCTCGTCCTTTAGATTCAATATTAAGAGATTTACGTAATATTCCCCAGTAGCTATTTTTGCTATCTATTTCGATTGCCTTGCTCACAATAGATTTCTTTTCGCAAAATGCACGAATTGATTTGAGCATAGTGTTGTATTGCTTGCTTGCATCTCCAGAGATGTCTAATTCGTCCGTTCCGAATTCTTTCTTATATTTAGAAACGGAATTATACCATAACATACGTTGAGATATGCTATCCGAATGAGCTTGTAAATATTCAAACCCATGTTCGTATAACATGTCAAATCGTCGCTGAAGTTCCAAGCGAACGATACCAAGAAAATTTGATGCTTTACCCATAATTTGTCACCAGCAGTGGTGTGATCGAAATATAGAACGCTTTTTATTTAAATATTGGTAGAAACCATGTATCAACTATATTAAACAATTTTACAGTAAATAGGCTTTCTGCCTCGTGTTTTTGTATTAACCTTATATATTTTTATCATGTTATCTTTAACAAGACGTTTGATAACTTCTGATACAACAGTATTCTGTCCTTTTATCTTTCTTATAATTTCAGTAATTGTATGATCTTTTTCTTCAAGTAGTGTTAAAATGTCTTCACGTATCCGATCTTCTTTGTCTTCTGTGACATATTCTGTTTCTCCACGTAATAATGACTCTAATTTGCCAATCGGCATACGATTAACATTTTTGAAAGGTAAAAGTAAATTTGTGAGTAAATAAATATAAGTTGGCTTATTTCGCTTTAATGCGATACGGATTCTATGAATTCCTTGAATTATGTTAGTTTCTCGCATGATATAATGTAAATCATCTTCATCATAGCCGAGAAGTATTGATTTTCTATGCAAATCATCCCTTCTTGGTTCTGGTGTTCCAAATATAACAACTACATTAAACTTTTCATATTCGTTTGATCCTACAAGAGGATAATGATCTGTTGTAATATAGGAAGGATTAGAGTCTTTTATTTCTTCTTCGTATTTTTTACGGGAGAGAACAAGCACTGGTTCTTGGTGCTTATTGATAATAAGTTGAATTAAATTAATCAATCTTCGTCGTGTTTTAATATTTTTGTCCAACGTTCTCATAACATATTTTGCAGTGCTTATTTGATATATAGTAGATTTAATGTTGATCTCTTGCTCAATTGCTTGAATACTTCTCATAAACATCGACTGATAAAACTTAGGAGGTGTTGTAGCATCCAATATCATAACTTTGCATGGAAAGTCTAAAGCATCCAAATCGTATCGTGCAATATCAATATAGCTATGCTGCTCTCCAACAACAGTTTTAATGACGTTGTCAATGAACTCAAGGTGGTTTGGATCATACATTGGAAGATATTTTTTCCAGATTGCAGCAGCAGTTTCAAAGATAAATGTGACTATATTAGTAAAAATCTTTTTCTTTTGGAAATAATAAACAGCAAGTAAATGTTCATACTCTTCAGCAAAGTCTGCTAATGATTCTGCTGAACCATCAATTTTGAAAAATTGGTAAATTTGAGCATACAAATAAACATTATTTACAAACTTGTTTTGTAATGCAAATGCAAATTCATGTAAGAAATCAAACAGAAAATCTTTTTCTGGGCATTCTCTCATACGAGCAGCAAGATTAATTGTATTTACTATATGGCTATAATAAATTCGTTGTTGCTTGTAAATAGCGTCAATAAAGTATTCATCTATAACTACAACATCGACGTTGTTTTCTTCTACATACGAATTAACCAAACCTCCAAGATGGTGATGCACACCAATCCAAGACTGAGGTTCATGCCAGATTTCTATGATACGTTGATAATATTCACAAATACTCATATATTGGCATTCTGGGCAAAATTGCTTGATATTAATACCATACTTAATTAGTGGTTTGTATTCATCGTTTCTACATAATCTGCGTCGTGATTCAATTTGTAGCAATCCAAATAATGCTTCATTTTTGTTTATTTGTTCGCTCGCAATAGTATGATTATTAACAAGATAAATAAACAGAGAATCAGTATTATCAAGTTCCTCTGCAGTAATTGTAGTCTTTCCAGCACCAGCAAAATGATTTAAATGTAAGTTATAATCTGGTGGATTTGGTGTATACAAGTAGTTTTTTACGGACTTTCGTAAAAATGCACGAATTTCATCAATATACATAATAATTACCTAAAAAAATAAAGAATTATTTAAATTCTTTTTTGTTAATCATTATAAGATTTTTAACCACTCTTGTGCTTAATCTTAAGGCTCGTGCTACTTTAACTGGATCTCCATTCAATACATCACCAATTGAATTAAAACCAGCTTTGTATAGTAATTCTGCACGTTTCAAACCAATCTTTTTGAGTTTGCATAATTCAATCAATTCGGTGCGAAGAGTTCCAGCTTGGCACATTAAGCTTAGGATTCCAAGAGAACTGCTAAGAGTTTTGTTGCTGCTGAAGATTACGCTTGCAGCATTAAACATACGGAAGCCATTTTCTTTGAGAAGCATTTTATCACCAGTAGATAAGTATATTTTTTTGGTGATTTCGTATTTCTTAATAAGATCTTCGTTAAATGTTAAGAAATAGCATTTGAGAAGTTGTTTTTCAATTCGCCAATCAACTAAACGGATATATTCGTCGCATTCTGTCATTTCTGCATTTTGAATGTTGCAATTTGAAATTGATGCACACGTTGAACATGGTAAATTGTTGCAATGTCGCTTCATTGGTGGAAATACTTCACCAAGATCGTGAGAAGCGTAATCCATGATTGTTTCGTCTTCTTTTCGAGCGGTCACAACATCGTAATATTCTGCTACTGTTCCAAATCGCACAAATAACTCTGTCAGATCTGTTGAATCAACGATATTGCATATTTGTCCTTTCCATGCAACAACAGTTTCTGGCATAACATACATAGCAACAGTTAAACGTCCGATTTTTGTAATTGCTAAGCCATATTCTGTTTTCTTAAGGAAGTCAAACATTGTAAGCCATTCTACTGCCTTATCTGCTTCTGCATCGCTAATTTCTGCATAACTACCAGCAGCAAGTTCCATGATATCCATTTTGTCGCTTGCTAATCCAGAAGCAATCCATTGTAAAATCTTTTCGTGCAGTCTTGGTTTGAGTTTACTCTCAACAACAAGAGGATTTAACGCACGGTCTGTGATAACTTCTTCTAAGCGTTCTGGAACAAATATAAAGGCATAACCCATATCTGAAAGGTTTGGTCTGCCAGCACGTCCGATTGTTTGTTGAATTCGATTTGCTTCTAATGGTTCACTACCGTTAATGGCTGAATATTGTTCAACATCAAAGAGAACACAGCAATCTGCTGGTAAATTAACACCAACAGCAAGAGTAGGAGTAGCACACACAACTTTGATAGTTCCATCACGGAAGGAGTCTTCAACATAATGTCGTTCTGCTTTGCTTAATCCAGCGTTGTGATAGCCGATACTATGCTCTTCAACTAATTCTTCTAACGTATGCCGTTTTCTGTCGTTTACCAAAGCATTTGCAACTTGGATTGTTCGAAGTCGAGATGTAGTGAAAATAATCCAATTTTTGTCTTTGTATTGTCTCATCAACGATCGAAGCATTCTCATACGTAAATCAAAGTTTTTTTTGTGGTCTGGATAATCAGCCCAAGATACAGTAATTTCTTCGTATGTATTGATTTTAAGTTCAAGAGGAACTGGTCGTTCGCTTGGTTCTGCAAAAATTAGTTCTGATTCTAACCAGTCTGCAAAGTGGTGCGGATTACCAACAGTTGCACTTAAGAACATATATTTAAGTTCTGGATATGCAATACGTGTAGTGATTAAGTAGTTCTCCATACGATGTCCACGTGATGCATCGCCAATTGTGTGTGCTTCGTCTGTAATTATTAATCCAACGTCTTGCATAACAACTTCACGCTTTTTAGCAGAGTTCATAATAACGTCGAATTTTTCTGGAGTCATACACGCAATTCCCCACTCCTCTTCTTCGTATTCTGCCAACTTTTTGCGATGGTCACTATCATCAATAAGAGTAGGCATGATTTCTTGGAATTCACCAAATTGCTCTTCCGTTAATGCTTTTAGCAAGCCAATAAGAATAGTTTTTTTCCCTTGCGTTTCCCACAAGTATTTAGCAGCCAGTTTCGCTGGTAATGTTTTTCCATAACCAGTTGGCAAAAAGAGTGCAACATTATTACCGTCTACAAAAGAGTTAATTGCTTCTAACTGTCTCTTTCGCATTTCGAACGGGAGCTTTTTCATGTGGCACAATTCTAAAATTTCTGCTTGATTCATCATGTTTTTTTTCACCAATAGTGGTTTAAACCACTATTTAAAATATAGTTTAAACGGATATTTAAAATTTTTGTAGTTTTATTTCTTAGGTTTGAATCCATAAATCCCAGTATTTTTGGTATGGTCTTTTTTCCATTTTTTAACGTCTCCTTTATCCACAACTGGACGTTTTTTATTCATAATATTCCATACTTTTTTAGCACGAACTTCCCCAATACCGTCAAGCTCTTGTAGTTGTTCTGGTGTAGCATGGCAAATTTCGTGAATGGATAAAAATCGATTGAGTAGCACTTTGGCAAGAATCTTTCCAAAAAAAGGAATCCCTCGCACCATTCTCATACGGACGTCTTCATCTTGTGGTGCATCTCGAAGCATTTCAAGTGATGGATTCAATTTTCCAGTAAGCTTTCTACAAAGAGTCACAAAATAATAGCAAAGCATTTCATCTGTGTCGAAAAACATTGTGCGTATATTATAACGAAGTTCCATGTCGGCAAGGCATGTATACACTGCTTTTGCTCGTCGTGGGTCAATTTCTGACGGAGAACCAGACACCAAAAAGAAACCATATCGATAATTTTTTGCCATTTTTTTAACTTGTTTCCAAACACGTCCATCGTAAATTGAACCAACAAAATCGTTTATTTCTTTTCGTTCTCCAACAAGATTACCACAAACCAAGTCTCCAACTGGTATTTGTTTGTTTACAAGTGTAAAACCAATAAAATTTTTTGCTGCCATAAATTTTTCGACTGATGCAATAAGATACAGTATTTCTTCATAGATATGTTCTGGTTCACGTTTGTCTACATAGATAGTAGTTTGATCATTTTGTGTGCGTGGTTTTAGCATGTTTTTCAAGCCATCTTTTACTTTTTTCTTCAATATAGTTGTCTAATGTTCCTCGATATATTGTATCTCCATCTTTCTCCGATTTAACACGTTGATAAAATGGATATTTGCCAATATCTACACAATTTTGCTTTGGAGCATAGAATTTGCAGTGATAGTATCGTGTTCTTGCTTTGTTGCTAATTATACTAATAGATATCTTACGTGGAGTATCTAAATATAAATCTTTTCTGGAAAGGATTCCACCAGAAGACTTCATTAATACATCAGCATGGCGTCCATTTATAGCAAATCTACACCCAATTAACTTTTCTAACTGTGTAGTTGTAAGATTGTGGTGTTTGTAATATTGTTTTGGCTGTCTAAAATATTCTAATTTTGGTGGCACAAATGCAATATTTATTGGAATCCAATAACCATAACCTCCTTTACCGTCTACACAAGCTTCTGGAGAAACAAAGCCGACTAAGCTACCTTTAATATATTTTGGCATTTTTTCAATATAACCAAATTGTCGTTCACAATGATAAACACAGTCAACACATTTTTCTATGAGATAATTTGCTACTGAAACTGTAATACAATTTTCTGGTTTTGTTTGTAATATTGACCAGCATAAAGTTGTCATAAACTCGTGTTCTTCTTGTTTATAATTAAGTTCGATATACGTTCCTCCAACTTGGACTTTGCATTCATCATACAAATCAAATAGTGCAGCAAAATTATATTTTTTAAACACGCTCAATATCCAATCTAAGCCTTGTTCTAAATACAAATCGTTATCAAACATAATAGTAGCACCAAGTTCTTCAAATTGAGCACTTAACTCTGTCAATTTAAGATATTTGTTTGTAAGAGCCTCGATTTCTACAACATCCACCACAATCAGTCCTCTTTGATAGAAACAAGGATATAATTTCGTCCACGCACCTTTCGTAATACAACACCGTTTCGAGTTAATTCTTCACGAATTAGCTTTGGAATCCAAGTTGTTATGTAGTCAGATGCAGTAAAACCAAAAAATTTTTCGATTACTGTTAAATCCATTTCGACAATACTTCCTTTGTTTTTGCTAATAAACTGTTTAGCGTTTTCTTTAAATTGTAAACACTTATCTGTTAGACTTAGTTGTTTTCTGAACATTTTTCTTTCCCTTCTTTGCTGTTTTTTTAGTTTTTTTATTAAGTTTTGTAATTCCAATTGCTGCTGCCTCTTCCAAAGCAAGCACAAGATCGTCGTTTAGCTCTTTGAGTTTTCTCTTATCATCAACATGCTGTGAGATCACTTCTTCTTGGTGCTTGAATAATAACTCAAATTTGGCTTCACTTTGATTGTTTGCTTTTATAAGCTTAGTAATATACTTTTGATTGTTTGTATTTTTTAGGCGAAGAATTTCTTGTTTGAGAAGATTTACTTCCGTTTGCTTCTTTTTAATTTTGCTGTTGTTGTTCATTGTGGTTAATCCTTTTATGCTTTGTTTGAAATAAAAAAATTAGGCTACTAAAACTTGGTAAGCCTTTTCACGTAAGATTTCAAGTGTTCGTTCGCTTGATTTGTCTGAATCGGTATGAGTTCCAACAAACGAGAGTGCTTGGCTCAACGCAAATGCTGTTTCACTGTTGTCGAACTCGTGCTTAAAGCGGTTAATCAAAGCAGTTTTAACATTGCGAATTTTGTCTTCGTCTTTGATGCTAAGTTTTAAATTTGTGATATATTTAATACCAACTTCCAAAGTCATTGCCTTAGTTGCACCAGCAGTTATCATTTTTTGTGCAATTGAAGCAATTTCAACTGCAGATGTTAATGTTGTGCTTAATCTTTCTCGCCAATTTGCAGTATGTTTTATGCTGGTATAATTTGCACAAATTACAGAATTTTGGCAGCTTGCAATTTTCATTTCGGTCATTACCTTAATTGCAGCCGTTTTAATGTTTCTACCAGATGTCACTTTGATCTTTATGTCAAAATTGTCCAGTTCTGTTTCAAACATGCCGTAAGTCTTTTCCCAGATTAAAACACGGTTAAATTCTGTTTCAACAACGTCTTCTCCAAGAAATTCTTTTACTTCTTTACGCACTTGTCTGAAAGTAATAACTTGATGCTTCAAAGTGCTAAAAGCGTAAACAAACATATTGCCATTGTAGTCCGAAGCGTTAATTTGCAACATTCTACCATTCTGTTGATTAAGAATTGCTTGAAGTTCTGCAACTGTGTCAGAACTGTTTGATCTAACCATATCTTGTAATTCACGTCGTTTCATGCCGAGAAAGTCTGCTAACATACCAATTTTTGCCCAGCCAACACAGATTAAGTATTCGTTTGGGTTTTTTGGATCACGGATTTTAAGCACTGGCTTCCGTTTTTTAGCCATGCTTTCAACGATCAAATCGCTTGCACGAATTTTGATGTTTAGAAATTTACCACGCAAGTTATACTCTAATTTCCCATCGGTTTCTGGGTTTGAGTCCAAAAGTTTAGTTTGGTTTAACATAGTTGGTTTGCACCAATGAAATAGTAGAACACAACATATTTAAGATTACTTAGTATCAACTACATTTCAACGTTGTTTGGAAATTTATCAAAAATTTACATATATTCAGCAATAGAAAATTAAGTTAATTACAATTAAAATCAATATTGATGATTATATGGCTATTACAACAATTCTCGACGAATATAACACTGTTGGTGAAACAGAAACCCAAAATGTCACAAATTGTAATATGGGAAGTGATGATTCACCAAACCTTGTTCCAGCTACTTATCCAATTAATGCTGGAAATAACGCTTTTGAGAAATATAATAAAATGAGATTTACTGGGACAGCAAATAAAGTAAATAAATTAAAGGTATGGATATCTGCTGGAACTTTAGATGCTGAAGCAGCCCTAAAGACTTGTGCTCGTGAAGCTGCTTATGTAGAAAGAACATTTGTGACGCCAACAGAAACAACAAGCACACAAGCAACTGAAGATATGCCAACAAGCGAACCGTCTGGTGCTAATCTTGGAATTGGTGGAATTTTAGCTGGTGAACATACTGCTTTTCCAGACGTTTCGGATTATTTGGTGCAACAATATCAGACAACTGCTTCTCATCCAGCGGGAGATATTACACAACTAACATTAACATTCCAATGGGACGAACAATAAACACTTTTTTACGAATAAATGGAGGGCAATTCAATGCCACATCAATGGTTAGCACAATTAAAAGATAAAACTCAGATAAAACAGTTTGATAATGAAGGAAAAACTACGTGGGATAATGGAGAGAATAGTTTTCAGTTAGTCACAGATGCTGAAAAACAGAACAATTTAGATATATTTTTTGTTATTGCAGAAAAAAATACTTTTGCTGTTGATTTGAATACTGGATTTTTCTATATTGACAATATTGCATTAGATCCAGCACCAGAACTAACTATGAAGAAAGAGAAATATCGAATAATTTATTGGAGACAAAGAAGAGAACAGCGTGGACCACAGAAAACACGAGAAGGAATTTATCTTAATGCTATCTTACTTGGTTGGCAAGTTCTCATTAATGGTGCAAATCATCAGCGTATGATGTTTATTACTCCAAACAATAGCGGTAATTATACTGTTGAAATCAGAAAAAAACATTAGGAGAAGTAATGTTGACAGAAATAACATTACCAAGTTGGACAGACCAGCTAAGAATTTCTGTTTTTGCTGGAAATGAATTGGTAGCACAACGAGATGTTATTTCTATATTTAATCCTATAACAAAAAAGCATGAAATGCACGTTCAACCATTTAAAATAAAAGTTGGACGATGTTGTGGGTGTGGAGATTGTTGTGGTGAAGGAGGGTCGCCATTTCCACCTAAAATGTTAGAAGAAGTAAAACAAAGACTTAAAGATTATGAATATTCCAAACATACACCTTGTCCTTTTTTAGCAGATGATGGATGTATTTTGAAAGGGAAAATCCTTTTCTCGTGTGCTTCATCGAATTGTGAAGGATGGTCGAAGAATTGCACAGAGGTGCTTAAATAATGGCTGGCTCTGATTATAATCTCACTAATGAGCGGATCGGGATTGATGGTGCGAGTTCGATTACATGGCAAGGGACTTGTGATCATGTTTCTTTAACAGATTGGGCTAAAACAAATAAGGCTATTATTTCTGTGTTTGTGCAGTCTACATCGCACACACCAACAACTGATTATTTTCAATTGCGTTGGCGAAATGCCACCGATTCTGGAACTTTTACAACATTAACCACAAGCGGAGAATTACAGCGAGGTATTTCAGCGGGTGCTATAAACAACGGTGATCCCGTTGGAGGTAGTGCTGGTTGTCAAACTACTGAATCTGATGAAGAAGTTGAAAATGAATCCCCACTCCAATCTCAATCCTTTAGCCCGTCGCAGAATGCTTATATTGAAATCCAATTTTGTGTAGATATTAGTAATGCTCTTGATGGAAAAGAGTATGAGTTTGATGTTTACGACGGAACAGATTCAGTTGGAACAATCACACCAACTATAACCATAGCTGCTGGAGCAACACCACAATCAATTACTAAAAATGCTAATGCACGAGTTGTATCAGAAGAATTTATTGCAAAAGTTGTAAATGCTCGTATTGTAGACCAGTTCTCAATTGAAAAAGCATTAGATTCTCGTGTTATTGGACATATTTCAATTGATAAGGTATTAGATTCTCGTGTTATTGGACATATTTCAATTGATAAGGTATTAGATGTTAGGGTTATAACAAAAAAGTTTATAGCAAAAGTAGTAAATGCTTTAGTTGTATCTTCAAATTCGATACCAAAAACTGCAGATGCACGTGTTATTGGGAATATCTCAATTGATAAGGTATTAAACGCTCGTATTATAAACAAATTTTCAATTGATAAAATAGTAAACGTTTTGGTTGTAGCTTCAAATTTTATCCCAAAAACTGTAAACTCTCGTGTTATTGGGCATATCTCAATTGATAAAGCATTAGATTCTCGTGTTATTGGACATATTTCAATACAAAAAACAGCAAATGCACGTGTTATTGGGCATATCTCAATTGATAAATCAGCAAATATTCGTATTGTAGATCAATTCTCAATACCAAAAACTATAAACTCTCGGGTTATTGGACATATTTCAATTGATAAAGTAGCAAACGCACGTATTGTTGACCAGTTCTCAATAGATAAAGTATTAAACGCACGTGCAATCGGACATATCTCAATTGATAAAACAATTAATGCAAAAATTATTGGTGGAGTAATACAAAATTCTATTAATAAGGTAGAAGATGCACGTGTTATTGGGCATATCTCAATTGATAAAGTATTAATCGCACGTATTGTAAATGATTTCAATATTACTAAAACAGCAAGTGCTCGTGTATACAGAAAAGAATCTATCACAAAAGATATTAATTCTCATGTAATAGGACATATTTTTATTGTAAAACAAACAAATATTAGGGTTATAGCAAAAGAATCATTAGACAAAACAATAATCGTTCGTATATACAAAAAAGAATCTATAGATAAAACAGCAAGTGCTCGTGTATATAAAAAAGAGTTTATCACCAAAGACATTAATTCTCGTATAGTTAGGTTTGAATCCATAGATAAAAATATAAATATTTTTGTGACTGGTGTAAATTCAATAGAGAAAGTATTAAATGCACGGATATTTGCAGTAGTTTCTATCGATAAAACGGTAAATATAAAAGTAGTTCTTGATAAAAAATTAAACAAAGTAATAAATGTATGTGTGGTTAATGTTGCTTATACCACGAAAACTGTTAATATTACAGTAGTTATTATTGAAAACACAGTTTTACATGCCGATGTTAGCAAATACAAAGACTTAAGAGCAACAGCAATTCCGTATAACAAATTATATACAACAATAACATAGAAGGTTAAATTATGTCAGTTGAAGATGAATTAGAGCCAATAAATCTAAACACATTTATTGGAAACGACGTTTCGTGGACGTTTACGGTAAAAGACGAAAACAACGCAACACCAAATATTACTGCTGCAAAGCTTACTTTTACCTTAAAGGATGAAATTGAAGGAACTGTGCTATTCCAAAGAAAGAATAGTGCTGCTGGTGGAGATGATACTGAAATAGAAATTACAGATGGTTCAAACGGAGAGTTTGTGTTATATATTGTGCAAACAAATACTATCAGCTTAGATATTTTTAAGACATATTATTATGATATCGAAATTGATCTTGTAAATTATGGCTTGAAAACAGTCGCACACGGAGAATTTATTGTGAATGGTAAATAACGTTTACGTAAATGAAATATAACGTTTACGTAAACGTTAATCATAAATTGGATTTCGTCTACCACAATCTTCTGGACAGTAGCCTTTTTTTCTTATTTCGTGGCATGTTGGCATGTAATAGTCTTTGTGCATAATACTTCTAAACTTTCTGCCAAGATGTCCAGAATGACGTCGTTTCCGTGCTGTTCCGAAATAGTGGTTAAATTCGTTGCTTGTAAACGATTTTCTTAGTATTGCAATAATTTCCTCAACTGAATATGGTATGCTTGTTGCTTGCTGGTCTTTTAGGTATAAAACAAGTAAGAATTTACCTTCACCGCTTAGATTCGGTGAACTTAGCCATGTTTGAACACACGGAGGAAATAGTTTGTATTCTACTTCTACTTTTACGTCGATATCCATTAGATTTGCTGCTATGTTTTCAAAGTCCATGTATAGATATTCATCTATATCCCAGCGTTGTAGACTTAATAGATATTTGCCAGCGAAACCACTCACAAAGTGTTGTTGTGAAGCATATTCATGAAACCATGATTCGCTTCGCTTCGTTCTAAATACTTTTTCATGTAATGGCACGCAATAACGTAATCCTTTAAAATTATACGTGTTTGGATAGCGAAAGATACGAGACGTGTCTCCAATTACTTTAGGATCGTTTTTAATTTGTATTTGATGTTGTAAAAACCGTTGAAAATTGCCTATTGATTCTTTCTTGTTTGATACAACACCGTCTGTAAATATTAAACACTGAGTTCCACGACCGCTAAACTGATTATATCGTAATATATCATATTTGTCGCACCAAGCATTTATTTTATAAATATCGTCTAACCAATCATCATCAAAATCAAAAAATACTTTATCGATGACTGCTGTGCTTCGGTCTAATTCGCCTTCTTCTGTTAATGTTCTAAATTTATATACGCTAATGTAGAGATCGTTAGTTTTTATGTATTTTTTAATGTAGTCATCACGTTGTTCAGCAGTAAAAGCAATAAAACGCTGTCGTGGATTTCCCATAGAACGAGGGAAATCGGAAATTAAGTTAGCAGATTTGGTCATTCTAATTGTTCCATTTTGAGTTTTTTGCGATATTTGTTGGCAAGTGTTTTGTCTTGACGATCAAGAAATGTTCTATAACCTTCATCTGTTTTGTATGCGTTTAATGACCTTTTTCTATTTTTTCGTGCAAATGCTTTATTGATTCTATTTGGTCTATGTGGACAATTAACACAAGGCAAAGATAGGTCGCATAAAAGCACATTTCTACATGCGTTTTTACTGTTTAAGTTTTTCTTTTTTACCATATCCCATCAACTTTACATGTTTTATATTTGCTTTAATTCTTTTCTTTGCTAATAAAATAGCTTTCTTATTTTTATCTATACCTATAAATTGTCGATTTAATTTTTTAGCAACAAGTAATGTAGTTCCACTACCACAGAATGCGTCTAATACAAGATCATATTCATTAGAAGATGTTTTGATTATTCTTTCAAGTAATGATTCTGGTTTTTGTGTAGGATAGTTAAGATTTTCTTTAGAGGACGAACTTAAATATGTTATATCATCCCATAACGAATGAACTCTTTGTCCAGCATAATTATCAGCATAAATCTTATAACGCAACTTGCCATTACTTGTAAAATAAAATATACGGTTGTTTTTAGCCCACCTTTCATCAATTGTTTTTTGTGACCATCTCCAACCAATATCTGTTGTTTTAACAACCTTTTTTCCACTTGGATAATAAAATGTTCGTGTTTCTCCATTAAATTTGAAATTTTGTTTTTGTTCTAAACTTGCAATTGGGTTAAATTTTCTATTAGTTATAGGTTCTATATAACTAAATTTGGTTAGATTTTTGTTAGATCTATATTGAATATTAAATGTATAGATTGTAGACTTAACGTAAAAAAGGATAGTATCAGTAATATTATCATATTCGTTGCTTAAATCGTGTGGTGAACATCTTTTCCATATTATCTTACTTTTCATATTTTTATAACCAAATATATTGTCGCACACTACTCTAAGATAACTATCTGCATGATAATCACAATGTAAATAAAAACTACCAGTTCTTTTTAATATTCGGTAAATTTCCATAACTCTAACTTTTATAAATTGAATATAATCCATTATAGAATAAAATTTATCATTAAACTCTACAAAATCACGCTGTGTAAAAAATGGTGGGTCGATGTAGCATAGATCAACACTTTCATTAGGAAGATTTTGCAGAATCTCTAAATTATCTCCACAAATTATTTTTTTAATTGACTTTTTTACCATATCCCATCAACTTTATATGCTTGATTTTTGGTTCTTTTACTGGTATTTTACAATTTTTACATACTCCAGCAGTAATACTAACTCTTTTTTCTTTACAATAGCCGACAAGCTTCCATGTTTCCTTTACTTCGCTGCTTTCTTTACTATCAGTAAAAAATGGACAAAAAGGTAATTTGGCTTTACAAACTGGACAGACTAACTTTCCTTCCTTATCTTGCGTGAAATTAAATGCTTCCTCTGTAAAACCGCACTTTTCACACGAATAGATGTTATGTCCGTAATGTTTCATCGATATTCTTGTTGTCATTTAATAAACCTCATAACTTCCTTTAATAAACGACCTTATTAGTATTATATAACCAATAATAATAAAGATAAATAATATTCCAATAGCACACAATATTATAATCCACCAACTATTTAATTCAACAAGTAAAAATAAATATCCGCTTTGATAATTATCAATTATTGTAAATAGTAGCAATGTAAACACAATAAAACTTAGTGCAACAAGACTACCAACCAAAACAAAAAACCAAGCAGCAACCAAATTATTTTTAAATTTAATCATTTTCTTGTTCTCCTATATCATCAAAGATAATTGGGATTAATGTTTGAAAATAGTTTAGAACTTCTAACATTATTTCTCTAATTTGTGGATGAGCGTATTTGCTTGTTCTCAGCTTAAGAATATGTCGCCACTCTGTAGGATTTGCACTTATTACAATATGTGTTTTAACATCAATTGGCAATACACCTCTTGCTTCTTGTGGAGTTTTACCTTCCTCTATTAATGTTTTGTAAGTAGATTCAGCAACAAGCATATTTTGCAGCCAATAGTGTGCTGGAGTAATAGGCTCATACATGAAATCTATTGGCATATTGAGTTTTTGAGTTGCTTCTTTAATCCATAAAGGTTTGATAACAGTTAATTCTCTGTTATGTTTTTCCTTATTGTAATTGCAATAACGAGTGCTTTCTTGTGCATAACTTGCCAATCGATGTCTAACCAATTCGTGACTTAAACCACGATTACTAATTATATCAACTGTTATTAATCCACCATGCTCAAGCATAGCAAAATGCCCTTTAGCAACAAGGTCTTTGCATAATTTTTTATAACTGTTCTTAGTTATACGTTCCTCTGATTTATAGCAAACACGTGCTATTCGTTCAATTCTCTTAAGCATTTTTATACCGTCTAAGTCCTCATGTATAAACCAATTTTGCTCTATTACCTTTACCATTTAATTCACAACTTTTTTGAAAGTTAATACATATTCATGATATTTTACTGTTCTCCGCTGCTTTCGCACGGCATTATCTACTCCGCTCACAAATGGTGTTCGAATTACATTTATCACAACATCCCATAATTCAAACCCAGCAGCCATGAAAAGTGTAATTGTATCGCCACTAAACCAGTGATATTTTCCATTTCGTCTAAAATCATTTACAACATAAGTGACAAACTTGTTTGGTTTTAATATCTCATACAATATCTCAATTATAAAACCGTAATCAACCAAGAATGCTTCATACGTTTTAATGTCGCTTAGTTGTCCGTCGCAAGACTCGTATCTCTCTACATTCCAATATGGAGGGCTTGTGTAGATGTAATCAAAGAACTCACTCAAATTACCATTTGTATCAAAATCTTTAGCGTCTCCAAGTGTTAGGTGGATATTTTTAGCCCATTCTTTGCCAGACGCAATAAGCTCTTTGACACGCTGGTCAACGTTATCGTAATAACTTTCAACAATTTCATTACCGTATCCTTGTCTACCAAAGTAAGCAGCAATAATACTTGTAGTTCCACGATTCATAAATGGATCTAAAACTTTATCCCCTTCGTCAGACCAAATCTGCAAGCAACGTTTAGCAATGTCTGGATTGAACTCAGAAAGTGGTTGTTTACCATTACCGTCTCGATATCGTTCCATACTATCATCTTTGACGAGCCGTGTCAATTCTTTTGATTTAGTAATATCCCATATACTTTTAGGGATATAACCATATCTGTCTTTGATCTTGCCTTCTGTAATAACAGTTTCCTTTCCAAGCAAGCCCTTAATTTTCATTCGTTTTCCGTTTTTTATTAATTTTGCCATAGTTCATCAACTTTTTTTGTATTTTTATATATTTAATTGCTGGTTTATCCTCTGGATACGTGCTCGCAAACGGCATATAGAGTTTTGGTTTATTGTCTTTAATCCCACGTTGATTCCATGCAACTTTGCAAATTATTTCCCCAAATCGTTTATCTTTTTGGTTGTAGGTTTGAAACCCATATTTCCAATAAGTTTTACATTTACGGTTCATACAGTGAATCAGTGTCATCTCTGTGTGAAAGTAATAAGAAAAACTACTTTTTTTGCACGATGGACATATAGGCAGCGACATATTTGCCTCTTTCATCCATATTTCGTTTTGAGCATATTTTGGTTTTTTTGCCATTTATTATTCCTCTTTATAAATTCTGCGTCGTTTAGTATGTAATAAGTTAGCAAGATTTGTTCGATATACCCTAACATCGCAATAATCTTCGTTTTCATGCCAACGACGCAATTTATCTTGCAATTCAGTATTTGCTTCCATTTTAATCACTTAATAGTGCATATCTGTTGGATGCTGCCAGTCAAATGGTGGATTATGTGTTATTGCTGCAAATTCTTCTTTTGGTATTTTTCTTTGAATGAAATGATCTTCTAAATTTGGGATAACACCAAACATTCCACATTTACATTTATTACACGGTTCATAGGCATACATATCTTGTGTGCCTTTTTCTTTAGCCCAATCAATCGGACGTTGGCATTCATCGCATTTTTTAGTCATTTTTAACCATTCCAACAATTTTTTTAACTCCAATAAATTGATTACATACTTTACAACAACCTCTTTCAATATCAAGATGTGGGCAAAAACGTTCTAAAAGTATGTCTATTAGCGAGGATGTATAACCATATTGCTGATTAGCCCGCTTATCGTTAAGCAACGCTTTTATAAATTTATCATTTTTTTCGCTCATTTTAATCTTCATCCATTACATGCTCAATTTCAAGCCACCTTGGATTGAATTCACACAAATCCCAGTAATAACCACACCATTCAAAGCAAGCATCTTTAGGAATAGGTTTAAACATTCCTTTGTTTAAGCGTTCCCAATACCTATCAATTTGTTGCTGCACTGAACGTAATATATGACTATTTATTTTAACCAATTCTCTTGTCTTGTTAATGTCTTGAAAGAATAGCATAGCACCATAGTAGAACTCTGGTTTAAAACCAAGAACATCTTCAATGGGGAGTAGTGTTTCATCATCTTGAACAACTGCAACGTTATCTCCTTGCATTAATAAGGCATAAAACCCAATCTCACGGTTAATGGCAGATTTATGATATTGATTTGAAAAGTATTTTGGTTTTCCATACTTATATTCAACCATAGCAAATACATCGTTGGTTGTTCTATCGATTCGGTCAATAATCCCAATCAAATTGTTGCTATAATTTTCAACTTTCAATTCATTTGCTACTGGAAATACATATCGTTCAATAATCTCTCTTGACTTTCCAAGTTCATTGTAAATTCCATTAATCCTTTCTGTTTCAAACCAACAGAAGTTTGCAGCCATTTTCAATACGAACTTTGTGTCTTGTCCTTTAGGAATTATTTCAAGATATTTATCCCATATTAACTTGTAAACGCTATTGATTCCGTCGTCTGTGTCTGTGTTGTAGCCGAGATCTATAAAGTCTTTTGGTTTAAGTTTTTTATTCCATATTGTCTCGTTTGCAAAATGCAAGTTCAAGCCGTCTATCATGATTCTGGTTCTATTGTCTAACGTGCATTTTACAATGTAGTTGCATTTAAACTGAAACGGACAGTAGTGGCAAGCATTTAACCGAGATTTGCTTAGAAATTGTAAATTGTCTAAGATAGTATTAAAATCTGGTATGTCTGCCAAAGTAAATTTTCTTGTGACTGTGCCGTCTGAATGGTATAAGATTCTAAACGCTTTTTCAAGATCTTCTTGCGTTCTATCCTTTTTACGTATTATTGCCAATGCTCCACTGCTCATTTTATAGTCTCCTAATGTATCATTTTTTTACAATGTGGACAGAAAATACCAAATTTAAATGATAGAATTGTTAGCTCGTTATTGCATGTAGGACATAATATAGTAGAATTTGCAACACATTTGAATCTTATACCTAAGTTATTAACAAATGTTTTTCCAGCAACAGCAAGGTCTTCATCAACCATTCCGTTTACATATTCGTTTTCTTCTAATACTACTAAACCGCTTCTAATACCACACATACTAAAATATTGTGTGCAATATTCGAAAGGGATTTTTTCGTTTTTTATTACTCCAGTTTTACTGCATATATTTGCAGCAAGGTCAAAATATTTACAAGGTTTTTTGCTTTCAACAATACCTATACGGTCTTCAGCCATTGCAGAAAGAGTAATAAGATCCATTTTCATTTTTATCAACACGTTCATGTGTTTACAACCTCGAAGAAGTTGCTTATACATATCTAATGGTTGATTGGAGTAATGTCGTTCTTGTTCTTCGCTTATTTCGTGTTTTTCTTCCATTTAGTTCACCTTAACGGGAAAAGAGGGCTTTGAACCCTCACCTTCTCAGTGCTAACCAAGACGTGCAACCAAATACACTATTTTCCCTTAGTTGTATAACTTGTCAGTCGTTTTACTTTAAATTTTGAAACAATTTCATCCCATGTAATGTCTATTGCTTCAAGTATAGTTTCTATTTTCATTTTTATTGTTTTCTCTATGAGTGTATTATAATCTATTATTTCTACAAGATGAGGTGGAATATAATAATTATCATCCAGTGCAATAATTTCTATTCTGCTAAATGGATGTGGAACTTTAGAATATTTAATATACATAAACTTTGGTTTAGATCCTCCACCATAATTTGTTTGTGCTCCCCAATAACCACTAAACTCATTTGTCCAACGTGCAGCACGTATCCAATCTTGGTTTCCGTATGTTTGTAGTGGCTTTGAAATACCTTTAGAGAAAGCCAACTCTTCTAACTCGTATTTACCATTTCGTATTTTAAACAGTTCCTTCTTAACATGTTTAATCATATCCGCTTTAGGTTTGCCATAGCAAGCCATTCGAAGCAGTTTCTTCATAAGCGTATTTCCAACACGGCTCATATCAGATCTGTCAAATCCTTTAATATCTAACTTATCTTTTTCATAATCTTCCCATACAACATGTCCAGCATATCTTTTCTTTGCTGCTCGGTTTGAATCCTTTTTGCGAACCATGAAAAGTGTTTTATAAATTTTTTCTGCTTTCATGAGAAAATAGTGCTTGTCAATATTGAATATTTCGTTAAAGATATCATACTTGCTGTTAAGATAGTTAGCCAAATATTTTGCTTCCTTTAAGCATTCTTGTGTATTATTTGATTTTAACAACGGAAATACACTGTCTGTATCTCCATAATACACAATATACATAAGTTTTATTAGAAGATCGATAGAATACTGGATAACTATACGACCAGTTGCTGTAATGTTTGCAAATATTTTTCTGTTGTATAGTCTAAACACTTCTAAGCCAAGCACACCAAAAATTGAATTTGTAATAAATTTTACAACAACTTGAATACGGTCAGTAAGCTTGCTTTCGGATATTTTGCCAGCATTCTTTTGCGTTTTAACAAGAGTTTTTAGGCTGTCACGATATTCTATAAGGTCGATTATAATCTCCGCTAAAAAGGATGTTTTATCCTTTCTAAAGTAAACATCTTTAATTGGTGATTTGATGAGTTCTGGTATACGTTCTGGTTCTGGGCTGTAGACTATTGTATCTTCACCCATATTTAATGTTAGCATAGCATTTGGATACAAACTCTTTAAATCTAATACAGTAATCCAGTGTTGAATGCCTTTTTGAGGAGCTTGGATAACCAAAGCACCTTTTGATTTTTTATCTTTATTTTCAGCACGTCGTTTGCTTGGTAATACAATTTGTTGTTCTTTAGCTTTAAATAGCATATAAGAATCTACAATTCTGCTGTTTTTAAGCACATCTTCAAAGTTGCAACCGCTAAAACATTTAACATCATAAAAAAACTTAAATACTCCTTCCTTAACACCGATAGCGTATTCTAAGAACACGTCTTGCACGTTATACAAGATAAGTTTGTTAATATCATGTTTATACATAGCATCTATGCCATTATGCTTAACTTTGCCAATACCAAATAAGTCTAAAGATACATTATCCAATTTGTTGCTTTCACGTTCGTGTGTTAATGTTTTAACAAATCCTCGCCATGTATCAAACACTATCTTGCCTTTAATACGTGCAAACCCACTTTTATCTATCCATACTGAACGTAATGGACTTAATTCTGAAGCATCCAATCGTAATTTTTTCATCCGTTCGATTATGTATGGTGCATCAAATTGCTTAAAGTTCCAGCCAGTAGGTATGTCTGCATTCATGTCTTTCCAAAAATCTATAAATGTATTAAGCATATCTATTTCGTTGTTAAATGTCCACAAACTTAATCTATAATGTGGTTTGAGTTCGTTTTTAACAAATTCTGCAGTTGAAATGTATTCTTTTAATTTTTCTGTTAGTGTATAATGTTGTGTTGTATAATTTGTATACCGTTTTTCTTCTTCGGTTAAATTTTCGTATGTAATATTGTCTGGTATAATTAAATCTATATCTATTATATCTTCATACTCTTTTTTTAATACATCTAATTCTACTATTGTTGATTTAATACTTTTTTCAATTGCTGCTGGTATAGGATTAGTATAATATTTTGTATATTTTGCACGATTTTTAAGATCCTTTCGAAATACAAAGCAATATAACTTTTTTGAATAACTATCTAAACATGATAGGCTGTAAATACGATTTACTGGGTTTCTATACGATGGAAAGCGTCCACCAGTTTCTACTGTTGATACTTCAATATCTATATGCAAACGCTTTAATTCTACTCTGAAATCGCATGGTTCTATTTTATCTTTTCCATAAAATACGTCTTCCTCTTCCCCTTCGATTTCAAACCCAGATTTAATACCAAGTTCTAATAAAGAACGTGTTGTAAATTCTATATCGTCTTCAAATGTTTTGCTAAATCTAACACGGAAACCTTCCTTATCTTTTCTATTTCCACCGATATCAGATGGTGTCCTCATTACTATTTTCTTTAACTGCTCTTCTTTAATAGATTTCCAGCCTAAAGGTGTCATATCAACAATTTTAACAATTCGTCGATTTTTAGGCACTGGTGTTGATTTTAATACATAAAAAAATGGACGTAAGTTATAAACACAAACATGCCAGTCTCTTAGTTGCTCATCACGACCAAACAAATGAACGATTGGTTTATCGTCTGATATAGTATATTCTGCAATAGATAAGGCAATTTTCATGTTAATCACTTAGTTTTTGTTTTCTTTTTTGGGTTGTAAATTTTGTATTTTTCTAAACCTACAAAATCTTCATGGTCTACTTTAAGAACATGTGTCTTTACAGTTGTTGAAAACTTCTTTTTGTTTGATTCTCCACGCACAATTTGTGCAATCTTAAACCATTTTGGTTGAATTAAGATTATAATATTTTCAACAGCTTTAATTGGCGAAGCATGTGCTCCACAACTGTAAATATCTATAGATACATATAGTTCTTCTGGATATGTATGCAGACATAAATGGCTTTCAGCTAACAGCAAATTAATAGAAACTCCTTGTGGTTGAAATTGATGCTCTGTTGATTTAATTAATTTGTTATTGCTTAACTCAACTGATTTAAAGCAATTTGTTAGCAAAGTTATTTTGTCATCTAATAACTTTGGTTTACATTGACATTCAAACAAATCCAATATTAGATGCTTTCCTCGTGTTATCATGGTAATTCAACCCTAAATTTAACACCACAAGCACCACAAATTAACCAATTTGTTGCTGTTTCTTGAGGTTGTTGCATAATTGCTGATTTGCCACAATTTAAGCAATACTTTACAGCTTCTAACCCAAGATATTTGGTTGGTTTAACTTTTGGTTTGTCTTCACTCATTTTCATCATCCTCGTTATTGTCATCCATAGATTCTGCCAATTGATTGTTAATATCTTCATCATCAACACCATCTACAGATCCTTCACCGTCTTCTTGGCTATCTTCTTCAAGTTCGGTTGTAGCAAGGATGTAAACCAAGTTTATTTCTTCGGTTGTTTTTCTAATAATCATTGGTCCTTCATTACATAACCAGATTTCTATTTCTCCTTTGAGATTTCCAAAAGCATTACCAAATCCATAACTGTAAATGCTACCAATCGTTTCTTTTGTTTTAATTTCTTTAGCATTTAACTGTCGTCGGATTTTAGCACCACTTTCATCATCAGAAACAGTTACAAGAACATATTTTTCATAAACTGTTATAGGAAAGCTTCGATACTCGATTTGTTCACCGTCTTGCACTACTTCCATAAACTCTTCAGCATCAATTTTGATATATGTATCCAGCACCAATTCTCCAGCAGACCATGTATTTGTCTTTTTGCTAAATTTGAATGGTATATCAGCACTAACAGACGATGTCACAGTATCTAAAGCGATTGTTGGTAATTCAACTTCAAGCTTTGGTTTCACACGTTTGAATATAACTATATCAGTTCCTTCATCTTGAACATACCGCACAGTTATAGTTTCATCGTTTTTGAACCGTTTAATACCATTTACATGATTTTTTTTGTTTGTTTCATCTAAATCAAATGGAATGTTTCCAATTTCTTTCACCAAATCTTTCTTCATAGGTGCTTTAATCAAAGTAATAAGCACTTCGTTTTCGTCTATCGCTTCTACTTTAATATTTGATTTGGATACATTCAGAATTAGGTCTTTGAGCATCGGCTTGTTTTCACCTTTAACCGTGCGTCCAATTGCTTGCACATAACTAAAGATATTTTTTAAAATTCCAGCTTTAATATTAAACTTGGTCATCGTTTTACTCCGTTGTAGCAAGCCCAATAGACACTGAAACAGAATAAGATGCTGCAATCTTCTTTGCTTCAAACATCTTCTCCAGTGCTTTCTTATCAACAACAGTGGAAATCATGTCTTTGCTTACTCCAAGATCTTCAGCGATTGTTTCAAGCTCTGCTTTTGTTTTACCATCATAATTACTTGTCACAGTAAGAGAGTGGTGTTCTGGCAATTTCCACTTAAGTTTCTTTGCCTCTTCAATATTCTCAGCAAGTAAAAAGGAATATTTACGTGTAAACTTAAGTCCGTGCAAGTCTCCTTTATATTCTTTTTCTGCTGCATATCCACGAATTTTTGCGTAATGCTTGTCCATGTCCTTCTCTGCTTTTTTCTTAGCAATTTTGGCACTTCGAAACTTTTTACATGTTTCTTCAAATTCTTTATCATCCATCGTTGTTTTCTCCGCTTGTTATGTAAAATAAAAAAATTATTTTGAGTGATTTACAGCAAACATATACTCTTCTTTAGAAGATTTGCTTCTATTTGCAAATTGGTTAATAACTCTACCAAATTCTTCATCGTCCATAATTCCTCTAATAAGAATTACAGTTTCATTTCCGTCACAATACATTTCAACTTTCATTGGTCGATTTGGAGTTAAATGGTCTGGAATGTTGGCTGCAAACAGTTCTTTGTCTAATCTCATATACAATTTACCGTCAGATTGACGAAATACTGGCAATGCAAAATATGAGCCATTATAGTCCCATCTACCACTAAGTTTTGGTTTTGGATGTTCTTCTGCCATTTTAATCAATTCTTTTTTTGTGGTGTTAAGATAATGCTTCCATCTTCAAATAATACAGTCATTATAGAGTTATCTAATATCATTTGTTGGATCTTAACAAAATCTGCAATTACTTCCTTTTTTTTACCATTTGCCAAATACGCTGTTATAGTAATTGATGGAGGGTCAGAAACAGTAATTTCACAGTTCATCTTACTGATAGCAAGACAAGTGCTGTTCTGAAAATCAAAACGCATATTCTTTGTTCTTCCCATAGTTCTCGCCTACAACAAATCTTTGAACAAGTCAATCAAATCAGAAAATGTTGGATTCCCAGTTAATTCATAACTTCGTCCTTTCATGTTTTCTGTTTCAAACCGACTGTCAATTACACGTAATGTTCTAATTGTTTCTTTGTCGTCTCCAGAGCCGATTGTTTCTTTCTCATAACGAGCAATAACATCAACCCAGTAATCGCTGCCTTTTAGCACTTCTGAAATTTGATTTCCAGTCTTGTATCCGTCCATTGCACCAGAACCAGAAGAAGCCCACTCATCCTTGGTTTGAGCCACGAGTATAACGTTCATGTTGATGTTGCGTAAACGTCGTAAGAAGCTTTTAACCTTTTTTGTTCTCCACTTATACTGAATTGGGATTGGTTTTTTCTTTTCCTTTCCGTCATCATCAAATCCGATACCAAGAATTTTATCAACCAATTTGAAATAAGCCCAATCACAGTAATCGCTAAAATTGTCAATAACGAGCGTGCCTTGTTCGTCGTCTGATAAGGCATAAGCCCATTCTTCCAATTCTTCAATAGATTTTGTTGGGTCTATTTCTTTAGTTATAGGATTTTCAACGAAGCAGTTATGTATGATGATATTACCTCCATCGATATGTTCTGGAAAATTGAAATCTGCTTCGTCTTCGCTTGCATTTTCTGTATCTAATACATAGATTGGATGTCCCGCTGGTATAATACGACGTTTACCTTCAAATCCATCAAAGTCTGCTGGAGTAAAAGTGAAGTTAGTTTTACCAACCTTAGATCCACCATCAAGCAAAATTACAAGCCCTTTCTTGCGTTTTCCTCGATCTTTATTGTCAATCCTTGCTTGATCCCACGTATCTTCTTTGCTTCGCAATACACGTGCTTTAACCTTTCCAGTTCTAAGTTTTTTCTTCCATCCAGCAACTTTAACGTCTTCTGGTGGAGTTGCTTCAGATACTGGTGTTTTCTTGATTACTGTGGTTGGTTTAGTGGTTGCAACGCTAACAATCTTTTTTGTGCTTCCAACAACACGTTTTGTGACTGTTTTTTTCATTCCTTTTTTTACTATTGTTTTTTTCTTGGTTGTTTTTTTAGTTCTTGGCTTTCTAACTACCATTTTCCATCTTCCTCTTCGGTTTCGTCTGCAGCATCATCGTCAGAATCAATTGTGTCAGTTTCATCTATGATTGGGTCAACAGTTCCTTCTGCTTCGTGGTTATCTTCTGTTCCACCACTTTCATCTTCGATGTCTTCTGGCTCAACTAAATCTTTAACGATAATACCGCTAACTTGGATGCTCGGTCGTCCCATTTCGTCCAGCACTTCGTTAGTAGCCATATCTTTCTTAAGGCTTGCACTCGTTTTACCAAACATAATAACAGTGCTGTATTTACCGAAACCAAACTCAAAGTTTGGATTTATCCAACAGTTTACTGATTCAAGGATGTCTTCACTGTCGTCATCACCAAATCCAAGCGATTCATCATCAATAAGCATTCGATGGTTATTATCATTATCACTTTCAATAATATCAATTACTTGCCCTTCAGTAACAACAATACGATTGCAAAATTGCCGTGTGCCGTCAGCGTTTTCTTCCATAAAAGAGTCATGATATTCTTGCAGTTCTCCAAGCGGAACATAGAAATTTGCAAAGTGTTCTGGAATTGAGTCTAAATCAAGTTCCAAATCTTCCATTAAGTTCCATTTTGTTACAGTAGTTGCATTAAGTTCCCATGATTCTTCGTTGTCTTTGCTTGTCTTATTTGTAGCCTTTGATTTATACCATTTACCAAGATCAAACCCAGCACCTACAAATGATTTACCAGTAGGGTCTGCAAGTCTACCACTTATGGTCATTTCAAAAGGACGCAATTTTTCATCATCAATTGTTAAAAATGATTCACCAGTATCCTCATCTATTGCTTTTTTGTTGAGAGGAGCACCTAATCCACCAATTGTCATAATGTAGGCATGTTCTGGCAGAGGTTTGCCAAAATTCCTATTATCCTTTCCAGCTTTTGTTTTTGGTCGCTCGTCAATTGGTATTACAGTTTTCTTTCCCCTTGAATCCCTATCAATCCTTACAAGCTTTTTCTTTTTTGCTTCTGCTGGATTTTTGGAATGAGCGTCAATATTTGCCTTATACCGTCTTGCACCGTAATCAAATGGATCACCAGCATATAACGGTGCGAGTCCCCAAGGAGCTGCAGATGACCGTGTTTCGTTTTTATATTTTCCGTATAGATTTCGTCTCGCTGTCGCAAAGCATTTCTGCTTAGTCCAACGTTCTCCGTGTTTTTCCTGCAATTCGACTGCAATTGCTTGCAGTTCTGCTTCAAGAACCTCTACTGGACGTTTCATTTTTCTTGCCCAGCCAGTTAAGAAGGTTGTATCATACTCATCCTTCTTTTTGGTTGTTTTCTTTTTAGCAGTTGTTTTCTTTTTCGTTGTTTTCTTTTTAGCCATTTCACGTCAAATCCTTATTATCGAATTCGTAAATAAGATACGTCTTATGAGCTTTTTTAAGAATGGAAACGTCTGCTTCACAGCCCACCTTAATTCTCCAACCATCTTCAACCTCTTTAGGTATCTCTATGATATCGTTAGTGAACCGTGCAGCTCTTTTAACTTTAACCTTAACACGTTGCTGGATTATTGTTGTATTTTCCATTTTAAAGCACCAATTAACATTCGTTTTAATTCACGATTTAATTGCTACTTTAACTATAAACTTTTATATTAATAAAGTTTGTTAAGTATTCAGTAATAGAAAAACCTTTTCGTAAACGAATCGTGGGTTTCGTAAACGATATAGCATTTCGTAATGTTTACAAATTACGTTTCGTAAGCGAAATTTATACGCTTCGAAACAAAAATGAGTTGATATCTTGGGTTTGAAACACGAAACAGAAAGCCAAATGTCCCATCGGGTGTTTAAATGGTATAAAGCCAAAGGAAACTTTCCGTCCGACATTTCTGAACTTGATTGTTATTATCTGCTGACAAAATACAATTACTTTATTGCTGAACAGTTTGACTTGCCATTAATAAAGCAACTCAAACATCTGAATGATATCTTAAAGGTTAAGCATTCTGTAATTGCGTTTGGTGATTTTACGTTAAATCAATTAAATGTTGCTATCAAATCGTTTAATTTTCCTAATCATAACAAAAACAAAATGATATACATAGATACATTAGAAGAGGCTATTGATAATCGTATTTCAATAGCTACTAATGCTTCGTCGCACTTTAAAAGCACTATTGTTTATGTGATTGATAATGTTGAAAATTTAAATAAGAAATCTGTTGACTTCCTTTTGAAAATTAACAACGAATTAATTGATTCAAACAAATATATAATTTGTTGCACTATGTTGCATGATAAGGTAAATGATAGGGTTAAAGGTAAGATAAAGCTTGCACGTCTTGGCACTGCTATAAAAGATAAAACAAGTATAAAATATCTTATCTATCTGTTATTTAATGAGACAGACAGAAGAAAGGCATTAAATATACTCAGTGCTGCTAAAATGTCTGAATCCTACTTTTTTTCGCTTGCATCTTATAATATGTTTACGTTTTATGGAAAAGATTTAACTGTATTTAATCATAATATGGAAGTATTGGAACATGCTAATACTATGTTATATAAGGCTTCAACAAAGAAACTATGGAGATATGTAATATTTCGGTTTATCATAACAAAAAACAAGCGTGTTATTAGATTTCCACCACGAAACAACAAACAAACAAAGAAAACGGTAATTAAAAACAATAACCGACAATTTGGCAAAAACATAAGACGGCAAACAGCATTACATTCTATTACTAATAATACAATTAAGAAACAAATAAAGCGTAAGAGCGTTTTAAATTATGGCAAAAAATAATTTGAGTGCTATTGCTGTTAAAACAGCAAAAGATCTTGATGCAAATACTATGATTGCTAAGTCGTGTAGTTTTAGTGTGAATACGTTAGAATCCGAATCTATTAACGTTAGACGAGCAGAAAGAAAACTTGTAGATATGGTGTATTATCTTTCACGTATTTATAGTCAGAAGTGTCCAGCTACTGTTAAAGACTGGGAACACCTTGTCATGCCTAAATTTTTAACGCTTGTTGCTCGAGGTATCGTAAGAGCAAAGATTAGAGAAAAGCGTTGTAGTGAACAAAATGTCAAAAACAATAAGCAAACTGGATGAACGTTGGCGACCAACAAGCTTTGCAGACTTGGTAGGAAACCAACCAGTAATAAGCGATGTTAGAACTATGGTAAAAAAGAAATATATACCACACTTACTTCTAACTGGACCAGCGGGAACTGGGAAAACTTCGCTTGCGTTAGTTATCGTCAAGGAATTATTTAACGGAAACTCAAAGAGAAAATTCTGTGAGATAAATGCCAGCGATGACAACGGTATAGCAACAATTAGAGGACGGGTTAAGGAATTTGCTAAAATGTCTGGATCTCAAAATGGTGTAGACTTTAGGGTGATTATCCTTGACGAAGCAGATAGTATGACTGATAAAGCACAAACAGCTCTTAGACGAACTATGGAAAAATATCACAAGCATTGTAGGTTTGTTTTAATTGGAAATTATAAATGGAAATTTATAGATCCTATACAGAGTCGTTGCACTCGGTATGATTTTGTAGCAATTAAACCAGAAGAGATGCTACCACGTTTAAAATTTATTACCGAGCGTGAGAATATACGAATTGAACAAGACGCTCTTGAATATGTAGCAGATAAAGCCAACGGAGACATGCGTGCAGCATTAAATGATTACCTTGAACGCTTTAAATTTTCAAGAAATGGTAAAATTACTCTTGCTAACGTTAAAAAATTAGCACCAACACAGCCATACGCACTTAAAATATTAAAATCGAGTTTAAATAACCGTTTTCTCAACGGCACACAACATTTCTATACAGCAATTAAAGACGGACATAACGTTCGCCAAATCATTAACCAGATTGATAGGATTTCGTATTCAAACCATAAGTATCCAGAAGCGATGATTGGGGATATTAGTATGGCATGTTTAGAAAGTGAAAAACTGATCATTGATGGTTGCACACCTAATCTTGTAGTAAATGCACTATGTCGCAGATTGGGCATTTTAGGTAAAACTCATAAGCCGAGTAAGTGATTATTATGACAAGCGGTATTTCACAAAGAAATATAGATCTTCTTAACTGTTTGAATAATAAAGGAGATTTAACACGGTCTCAATTAATGGAGCATACTGAGTTATGCTGGACAACTGTTTTCGATAATGCTAAAACGTTGATAAATTTAAAAGTAATTAGAAAATATTCTAAATATACTGGGCTTATTGGAAGACAGCCAGTATTTTTTGCTATTAAAGATAAGACAAAAACTGTTATGGAGTTGGTTAATATCGCAAACGAAATTAAACAAATGCAGAAAAAATTAAAGTTAAAGGATGAAACTATTGATGTATTAAGCATCCAATTAGCTGAAAAGCGGACTACAATATCTAAACAACAAATAGAAATGCAGCAAATGCAAAAACGGCTTGACATATTCAAGAGAGATACTCTAACTATAAATGCTGCTATGGAAGGGCTTAAAAATGGTGGGACGTGATTACAAGCACATAGATATCGGTTTATTAACCGATATGGCTAAGTCTGGCTATGGAGAAACGACAGAACAGAAGATACTATTTGAAAAGTTGCATAATAGGTTAAAACAAGATTGGCAGACCGAAAAAAAACCCGAAATCACCGCTGAGACAGTGATCTCGGGAAGGTTGGTATAAGTCGTTTTAGATTCTTTATTTTTTTGTTTTTGTTATACAATTTTACAATAGGAATTAGTCGGTTGATTTCCGCACTACATTCTTCCACCAAATAACTATTTGCAGAGTTATGGTGTCGATGTAGTATTAACAAATAAATCTCCCAAAAGGGAGAAAGCATGAGTTCTACATTGTCCATTAGGGTTCACTTATTCTATAATTTAAATAAAAAAGGGCTAATAAATCTGCCTAATCAATAATACTGTTTATTATCTTAATGTTCGCACGTTTGAGCCCTAATTCATCAATAACAACGTCAATCATTTCTACAAAGCTAAAAGGCGATTGCTTAAGCCATCTTGTATAAACGTCGTCCATCTTCGCCTTAATAATGCAAACGTCCATATCCGTTTCAACAAATGTCTCTAAATAACCGTCGTTTTCGTCGTTTTCGTCTGGGTTATCTAAACCATATTTCGTGATAAACCGTAATTTTAATGTCGCCATGTTAATCAGCCGTTTTTATTTCTTCCATACAACTCTTTAGGTTATGTAATGAAAGCCTAAATTTGTTGTGGATATCGTATGGAATCGGAGTGTTTTCCGTGCTTTTTACAAATAGTTCATACATCTTAATCATCGTGGCTTTTCTATCTAAGCCAGTTCCGTCGCAAAATGCACATGGATAGTCGTCGTGCGTTCCTTCTTCTAATCCAGTGCCGTTGCAAGCAGAACACTCAATTTTATGAGAGTCTTTGCTCATTTCTGTTTTCCACATTGATTTAACACCTTCTAAGCATTACGTGCTTAGTTTACGTGATTGCACCGAAATGGTGCAACCATACCGTAAAAAAGGAAAAAAGTATTACTGTTTTCCATAAATTTTGATGTTTTCTTGTTGATCTTTTTCGTAATAAATTGAAAACATTAAACTTGTTTGAAATGCCTTCATTTTGTCAGTCATAATAAGTCCGCTGTGCCAAGCAGCAGCAATCAAATTTCCAACGTGTTCTTTGATTTTGTCGTATGCGTCTGCTTTCTCTTTATCTGTTGTTAATCGTTGCATTTTTTACACCTTTTTAGCAGCATAACGTGCTGCATTTACGTCCAAATCAGTATCTCTGGTTTGAATACCGTAAAAAAGTTAAAAAAGTAGTTATTTGTTAAGTTTGTCTTCTATTTTGGTCATTGTATCAATTGGAAGTTCGCTAACATGCAGCAAACCAATCAATCGGTAAAAGAAACGTTGCATATTAGTAATTCGTGCAGTAATCTCTGCAACTTTCATCCCGTTAGGAGAGTTCATATAACATTCGGTCAGTGAACACAAATCTGTCACGTCTTCTTGTGTTAGGCTTATTTTCACAGTTTTATCATGTGTTAAATGTTTGAATTTCATAAATTTACACCAGTTTGGTGGCTGTCGTGCCACCATTTACGTGATTGCACCGAAATGGTGCAACCATACCGTAAAAAGTAAAAAAGTATTACTTTGTTAAAAATAACCCGTCCAATAAACCAACCAAATACCAATATGCTTCATTTGTATAAAGCGTTTTAGTAATTGCTGATCCAACCCTAAACTGCCACATTTTTTTATCTCCAGCGGTCCAAACGTCTTGCGTGTATACGTTTTTAAAACCTTTATCGATAAATTTTTGTAATAAATTTTGTATCATTTTTGTCGTTGTCATGTTTTTTCACCAACTATCTCTTTTCTAAAAAAAACTGTGTTAATGCTACCGTAATTCCAAGCGTATAACCACGCTCAAATAACTTTTCAGCATAGTGATAAGCCCACTTTAGTGTCGAAGCATTGTAAAATGATGCTTCACAGCTTAAATTTGTGCCAACAACAATATATTTTTGCTGTTTGGTTGGTTTCTGAATCATAAACACCTTTTCGTTAATTTGCTTATCAGCCATGCTCATAACCTTTTAAGCACTGATTGGTATTTTTCAACAAGTCCATTGTAAACCGCTGTTGCTTTTCTGTAATCTGCGTCTGCTTCCCTAATCAAAGCCTTGTAATATTTTTTAAAGCAGCTTTTACAGTAGCTTTCACCACCATCTACCACTTCAACATCGTCAATATCAACAATTGTTTTACAATCAAAGCATACAGCCCAATCGTCTGAATTTTTGTGCGATGGGCATACTTCAAAGCACTTTTCGTCTTTGCATTCGTATAGTTCAACGTCGTCGTCTGTTGGCAAACCGAGTTTTTTACGTGTATTAATACACGCTCGAAATCTGGTCTCTTCGCCACGTTTGTCATGTTCTTCCCATGTTCCCATAATTTTTCACCTATTTACTGGCGTCGTCGCAGCCAGTTTTACGTGATGATTTGGAATTCAAACCATCATACCGTAAAAAGTAAAAAAAGTTAGCCATACATAACTTCGCCAAATAAGGCTAACTGCAAAAAGCAATCAGCGGTTTCAGCATCTGCATTATCACCAATTAAATTAAGTGCTTGGCGATGCATCCGCTTGCCGTCCTTAGTCCGCATTTTTAGTAAACGTTCCACACCACGTCGCACAGCAGCATAGTCAAGCGTGTATTCTGCACCTTCGCTGTCGTTTGGGTCTTGGTCTGTAATAATTAAACTTCCACCATTTAGCACAATATCGTGCATAAATCGGTCGCTTTCGTGCTTTTTATTTTTACGCACTATGCTATACCAGTAATTACTGCCACCTTCCAAAGCAGAAGCAATTAAACTGCTAACTTTGTCGTATCCAATAACAATAGGCTGCATTATATCAAACACAAATGCTTCGGTTTTTTCCATTGTTCCCATGATTTAACACCTTCTAAGCATTACGTGCTTAGTTTACGTGATTGCACCGAAATGGTGCAACCATACCGTAAAAAAGGAAAAAAAAGTTATTTGCTTAAAAAATCATTAAGCAAAGCGTTATCGATCTTTTTATACAAAAAGGTCTGTGCTGGGTCGTGCTGATTTCCATATTGCTCCAACATTGCAACCGCTTCTTCTGGGCTGTCCACGTATATCATGTGAACTCGCTTGCGAACTCGGTTTTTAAACTTTAATAAATAAAGTTTTAATTTAACATCGTTTTTTCCCATAGTTTTACACCTTTTACAAGCCATACGTGCTTGTTTTACGTAATTGTAGCGATATGCTGCAATTATACCGTAAAAAGTAAAAAAGTATTACAAATTGTCGTTGTTTAGGTCTCTAACTGCTGTTTCTATCCAATTAATTGCTTGTTCTACAGTATCTTTCAAGTCTTCGCCAGATTTAACACCAATTTTAAGCAATACAACGGTTTCTTCTAATATTTTGGTCACGTGTATTTGTTTGGCTTTATCGTCTGTTTTTGGCTGCAAAATCGTTAAGCATTCCAAGTCTTCACTACAATCCCAGCAAGATATTTGGTAATCCCACTCGCTCGCTGCAAATATTGGCGTCATTGCTGATTTTTCCATTTTTTTATCCTTAACACACAGTTTGCAGTAAACTGCACCATTTTCGTCAGTATAACCAACGATATCGGCTGCATTCCATAAGTTGCTTTTTCCCATGTTTGTTTTACACCTTTTTGGTGGCTGTCGTGCCACCATTTACGTGCTATAAGCGATTTGCTTGTAGCATACCGTAAAAAGTAAAAAAGTATTACTGTGTTGCGAAAAATGTATGCAACTGGTTTAATAGGTCAAATGCAAAGCGAAGGGCAAACATCTTAGCGATATAAGCCATTAACTCCCTTAGTTCTCCAGTAAATACTGGTCTTGGGTTGCTATCGGCAATAAACAACTGATATCTTGTTGATTCACCAAAGTAAACGGTGATATTGTTGGTTTCTGCTATTTTTTCCATATTTTATTACACCTTTTAGCAGCCACCGTGCTGCTATTTACGTAATTGCAGCGATATGCTGTAATTATACCGTAAAAAGTAAAAAAGTTAAACCATATTAATTTTAAGGCTGTATACGTTGTCTTCGTCGAAGTTATTAAGGTTTTCCGCTTCTTGCTCCATAAAATCCCATAATAAAGCAACGATTTTAGGCACTTCGGTCCACTGAAACTCGCAATCCAGCGTTAAAGTAATGTTCTTAGCAAATGTTAGCCCTAAGATACGCTTTCGGGCAAACTCGACGTTGGTATACCAAAAACTTTTGTCTTTGATACAAAATCCGATAAATTGGGTTAAGTTATCCATAGTTTTACACCTTTTTGGTGGCTGTCGTGCCACCATTTACGTGATTGCACCGAAATGGTGCAACCATACCGTAAAAGTGTTAAAAAAGTATTACTTTGTTGTGTTTTTTAACCACGTATTAACGTCTGTTAGGCTTTCCAGTATAAATTTAAGCGTTTTACTATGGTTTGCATGATTATACTTACGCTCTAAGCTTTTTTTAACAGTAGCAACCATGTCGTTTGTTATTTCTAATATTTCTACTATTTCTGGCTTATTTATTGCTACAAAATTAAAACTTAGGTTGTCCCACTCTTTTCTGTAGTTTAAATTAACCAGTTTAGCATTTGCAAACAAATTGGTAAATGCTACATAGTTTTCAAACGTATAACCGTCGTAATAATCCACGTCGATACAAACCCTTAACTCGTTTAGTGTTGGGTTAAAATCTATTTGCGATAACCCGCACATAAACCACTGTGTTTTATACAACTGTGCCAATTCGCCAAAATGCTGCATAATTTGGTCTTTATATTGCAGTAAATTGTGTCCGCTGTTGTAAACGTTTTTGCCGTCAACTTTCTCGCAAATTGCAGTGCTTCTTTGCAAGAAAGCATTAAACTCTGTTGTGTCTTGGTTTTCCATGTTATTTTACACCTTTTACAGCCATACGTGGCTGTATTACGTGCTAACAGCGTTGTGCTGCAAGCATACCGTAATAAAGTAAAAAATTAATGGAATTTAACCATTACAGTAATGTCTTCGCCAATATAGCCACGATTTAGGCTAAATGTTAGGTTGTAAACTTCCGTGTCGCCATAGTGGGCTTTGATTTTGTTGGTTTCTGCTTCTTTAAGCAGCGGTCCGTGTTGGTGGTCACGTATGCTAAAATTGCGTAAAACAGCGTAAACCATAATATTGTTTGCACTTCTTAGGCTAAATTCATAGGAATGCACAGTAGCAAGCCCAGTTCCATGTTTCTCAACGAGTTTTTTAACTTCGTCGCAGCAAAATGTTTTAAACTCTTTTGTGTATATGTCCATGTTTGTTTGCACCTTGTTGCAGCATACGTGCTGCATTTACGTGCTATAAGCGATTTGCTTGTAGCATACCGTAAAAGGTAAAAAAGTATTAAATTAACCGCTTAACAAATAGCGGTGATATTTTGTAAATTATAAGTTTTCCAATTGATTCTTGCCTTAAATTAGCACATTTGTCGGTAAAGTTAAATCTGTAAAACTGTGTTGCTGCTTTACCAGTTAAAAGCAATGTATCGCCAGTATCCAACATTGTGTCGGCTGTTGGGCAATATGCCATTAAATCTTCCACATAAATTAAAATGCCAGTTGTTTTTAACGTCATTAAGCGTTGTGCTGCAAGCAAATGTAATGTTGCTGCACCAAATAGTTGTTCTTGGTCTAATCGCTTAATAACATCCTTTAATGTTGCTGTTTTTTGCATAATTTACACCTTTTAGCAGCCAACGTGCTGCTATTTACGTGCTATAACCGATTTGGCTATAACATACCGTAAAAAGTGGTTAAAAAAGCATTAACTATACAGAGCAATTGCTTGCTGCTGTGCGGTTTGAACCGCTTGGATTGGCTTGGTTGTAGGCTGTTGTTTACCAATTGCTTTAAACATGCTAACATAATGTATAACAGTGTGTTTAATTGGTAAATAAATGTTAAAATTAACTGTAATTGGTTTTTCCATGTTTGTTTACACCTTTTAGCAGCATTACGTGCTGCTATTTACGTATTGGGTGCTAAATGCAGCCCAATATACCGTAAAAAGTTAAAAAAGTTATTAATTGCTGTTAAATTTGCCGTTGTAATAATAACGGGTTGTTGTTTTTGTGCCTTCTGCTAAGCCCTTTAAGTATTTTGGGTATAACCAACTGTTGCACGCACCAGCGGCACGTGCTTGGTAGCCAATAAGCACACCGTTTACATAAGTAAACCGTGCAGCAAAGTGTTGGGCTGCAATAAAACGTTCAAAATGCACCATGCTTGCAACACGTGCCTTTTCCGTGTGTTGTAGTTGTGCAGCAACGTAAATAAGCGTGCTCCGCAATTCTGCAACGTCGTTGTATTTTGTGGCATTTATAATTAATGCCGCTAAATCGCTGTTATTTAATATTTCCATGTTATTTTACACCTTTTACAAGCCATACGTGCTTGTTTACGTGGTTGCAGCGTTGTGCTGCACCCATACCGTAAAAGTGTTAAAAAAATTGCTGTATAATTAGGTGGGCTGCTTGCTCATAGTTATCCACCATTTCGTTGGCTGCACTGCTTAATGCAACAGTTTGGCTAATAAACGGTATTAGCGGGTGTTTTACAACGTGTTTATACAATGCAGCCAAGCAATAACCAACTTTGCCGCTTGTATAAAACTTTGCCAGCCTATTGTGCTGGTATTTGGGGTCGTCCGTGCATTCTAAGCAGTGGTTTACATAATTGCTTAGTAAACTGTTTGCTGCATTAATTTGGGTTATATTTAGTTTTTCCATGTTATTTTACACCTTTTAGCAGCCAACGTGCTGCATTTACGTGCTAAACGCTAAATGCGGTTAGCATACCGTAAAAAGTTAAAAAATAATGTATTTTAAGCCACTAAAAGCCATGCTACACGTTGGTGTGCTAAGCGTTTGCGTGTTAAAGTTAATAGTAATTGCCACAAACGGCTTGCGTGCTGGGTAGTTAAGCACATCCACCACACTGTGAAAACCAGCACGTAAATGCTGTTTTTGGCTGCCAGTTAATAGGTTTGCAGTAAACTGCTTTGCTTTAAGCACTGTGGTGGGTGTATATTGTAATTGCCGTAATTGGTTTACCACGTGCTTGTATAAGGCTTGTGCGTTGTTATGCACAAATGCACGCACAACACCGCTGTTGTTATAAATTTTTAATATTACTGGTTGTTTTTCCATGTTTGTTTACACCTTTTAGCAGCATTACGTGCTGCTATTTACGTATTGGGTGCTAAATGCAGCCCAATATACCGTAAAAGTGTTAAAAAAGTTAAACCATTTTAATTATTTGCCCAATAAATTGGTTAATTTGGTAATACAGCATGCTGCTTGCTGGGCTGTATAAGTGCATACTGTATAAATGCTGCACCAGTTTGCACGCTTGCCATACAGCAATAAGTTGCTGCTTGCTAAGCATAATTTTAGGGCTTGGTTTAAACGGGCTAATAAATGGTGTTAATTGCTGTAAAACGCTGTTAATTACCGCTATTTGCCCTACCGCTGTAAATATTTGTTTGCCAACTAAATGGCTAATTAAACCGTTATTAACGTGGTGGAAACTATTATTGCCTTGTTTTACTGCTGTTTGCAACACGTTAATTGCACCAATTAAGTGCATTTTAGGTATTTGTAATGTATATTGCATGTTATTTTACACCTTTATGCTGCAGCGTGCAGCATTTACGTGCTAAACGCTAAATGCGGTTAGCATACCGTAAATAAAAAAGTAAACGTTGTTTGCTGTATTTGCACACAGCAGCCCAGTAGGGCTGTATTACGTGGTTGCAGCGTTGTGCTGCACCCATACCGTAAAATAGTGTTAAAAAAGTTATAATACAGCAAATAACTGCTGTTTAAACTGTGCAAGCGTGCTGCACCATTTAGTGCCTACATAATTGCCTTTAATGCCAATGCCACCACTATACAAATGTATGGCTGTTTGCCCAGCCTTACGGTGTTGGCTGCCATACTTTTTGTTATTGTGGTAAAAATCCACGCAAATGTTTGGGTTTAAACGCACCATTAAAGCAGTGCCGTTGCAGCGTGCAATATGCTGCACCTTAAGCGTTTTTACAACAAAAATATAAATTGTTTTTTGCTGTTGGGTTAGGTTTGTTAGTTTTACCATGTTATTTTACACCTTTTACAAGCCATACGTGCTTGTTTACGTGGTTGCAGCGTTGTGCTGCACCCATACCGTAAAAGTGTTAAAAAAGGGTTAAAAATAGGTTGCTACATTAATTTTAACTGCTTGCGTTATTTGCTTGGCTGTGCTGCCTTGTGCCAATGCTAAGCAGTTAATAAACAGTTGTGGCAAATCTGCAACCACATTAAGCATACTGGTTGCTGGGTTGCTGGTTTGTGCTGCCATACTGTTGGCAAACTGCATAATTTGGTTTAATACAAATACATGCTGTGGTGGGGTTAATTTGGCTATTAATTGCACTGCCAAATTATAAATAATACTGCTGGTTTGTGGTGCTGGGCTTTTAGGGCTGCCACTATTTACGTTGCACCAGTTAATAAAGCTGTTTAACTGCACCCAATTGGTTTGTTTACCAACCCAATAAGCCAGTTTTATGTTATTTACTGTAATTGTTGTTTGCATTTTTTACACCTTTAACAGCCATACGTGGCTGTTGCACGTGGCTAAAACGCTGGGTTTTAACCATACCGCACGGTGTAATGCCGTAATAGCTGCCATACATGTTAAGTGCCTTTAACTATGCCGCACGGCTTAAATTACAAGCCGTTTGCTACTGCTAAATTGCCATGCTAAGTTTATTTATACAGCCGTTGCATGCAAATTA